ATATCAACTAAAGACCCATTTCCCATCTGCGAAAAGAAAGGGTTTAAGGACTCGAAATATTGGTTACAGAATGCTCCTAAGAACTTATCAACTCCGAGCACTCTGACAAAAGCTATCTTTGGTGATATTTTTGATGACACAAAGTGCACCGTATCAATTTTTGTTTCAACAGATCCGTATCTGAGTCCTGCTGCAGCGGCAACTGAAGATGTAGAGCTATTTTTAAATTATACACCGCCAATTGTTGCCAACCAGATGATACCTTATCTTGAAGTAGAATTTGCATCTAATAAGGCGCACAATAACGATCCTTCGTTCAATCACTTAAGCACCCCATCACTACTGAGATTTTTGCTCGGTTCTGTGCCGTGGTTTGATGCCAAGTCTGACGGGCCTGGGAGTCTTGCTCAAGGATTTAGCGCTGCAGATTCTGCGCTAATAACAGTCAAGCAAGGCGAAACCAATGCAAAGGGTCAAGCAACGAGTGAAGTAATTTCTGGCATGGAATTATTCTTATCACCTCAATCTTTGACGAATGTCGAGACCATTAAGTCATCAAAGACAAGATTGATGAATGTTAAACCTTTTATACCCTTTGCATCAATAAACAATTTTGAAGTTCAAATTTTAAATGCAGGTGCCGGTGCAATGGCACACAAGAAGGGAAAGCTAACTTTGACTGTGCACGATAAGTCTAGAATTTCTGAAATGTCAGAGTTCTTTAGAGGACCTGCGGGTTATGCAACTTTAAAAGTTTGGACATCATATGGTTGGATAGCGCCGCGGCGCCCTGACAGTGAAATTGACTCATACGCAAAATTTATCAACGAGACGATGCATGCAGAAGATTGCTGGCAGGTTATGAACACACAGTTTAGCTTTGATCAAGCTGGTAAAGTTTCTATCACGCTTGACCTGGTTGGTTTCGGTGTATCGCAGGCAAAAAGAACTGCCATAACAGTTGCTAAGGGTTACCAAGCCTTCGTCAATGGATTTAATGATACCCTGGAAGAGATTCAAGAAGCAGCTAAAGACATTATGAAACTTCCGCTTGGTCCTGATGCAAGAATAACCCAGGTGCTAAATGCTGCATCTTCAGGTGGAATGTTGCCGGCCGACCTAAAGCCTGAACAGTTCGAAGACGTCATGAAATCAGTCAGTGTCTATGCGCAGACAGCAGGTCTTTCGACTGACGAAACAGATAAATTAGTCGCAAAGATAAGAAATGTCTTGGATCCAAAAAAGTATAAAGCTGGTCTGGCACGTGAAAGAGCCAACTCATTAAAATCCTTGCTCACAGAGATCAAAGGTTACGATCCCTTTATTGCGGGCCCAGCTAACGCAAATAACCTGCCAGCTTTAGAACAATTCTTTAATCCTGAGCTTATTAAAGAAATAGATTTTTTCTACACTTTGCCTTTACCACCTACTGAAGAGGAAAAGAAAACACCCCCTGCAGACAATAAGAAAGACGAAAAGGAAATACCCAGACCAGTTATCAGCATTGACAAAGATAAAAAAGTGATATCTTTTGGAAAGCTTTTTTGTGCTGTTGCTGTGCCTGCTATATTAGAAGCGAATAGAAACTCTCTCAAGTCAAACCAAAAGTCAGAATTGCAAATAATGTTCTATGCTCTAAACGATCAGTGTGGTCCTGTCAGCGGACAAAGCGTCGCCGAATTCCCAATAGACGTTGAGAGACTTGCTTATGCTCTTGACGATACCATCAGAGCAAAATCAAAGACATCTGATTTAACAATTGAAGAGTTTCTAAAAGTAGTTATTAATAGCCAGTTCACAGATGACAGAGCGATTGGCTACGGTATGCTGAGTAAGAACTTGTTTGCACCATTCGATAAAGATAAACCGGGTGCTGCAAAGGCAGAAAAGAACAAAGAATATGAGTCCAAGATGGCAGAATGGCAGTCACAGTATCCTGTATTCGCAAAGCCCGTCATAGAGATGCTAATTGAGACCAGCAAAGTTGAAAAGAATACAGCAACCAGAATACACGAGCTGACAAATAAGAACAGAAAAGATTCAACAGATGAATCCATAATGAGAGTCCACATCTACGACAAACAGAATAACCCAAGAAAGCTCTTTACACAAGTTGCATCTTTGTCTGGTAAACTATTTGTCGGCTCTTTTGATGACCGAGAACTTCGTCGAAAATTAAGCAAAAAATCATTAACTAAAGAACAACTACAGGCTCTAGTGAATGACATCAGAAAAGATCGTAATAGCGGTGAAGCTGCTGCTGCAGCAGCAACAGGTTTAACTTTAAAAGGCCCAGCTGGTGAAGACTCTGGAATTCCAATTGAAGCAAAATTATTTGGTGAGGGTGGTGTGAGAGAGAATCTAAGAAAGCTAGCACCCACCCTAGAGATCGGCACCAATGGAACTCTAATAAAATCTGCGAACCTTCAGTCTAAGACGGATGACTTGATGGCAGCTGCCAACTTGGTCAACATAATGAAATCTAGTGGTAAAGGCAGTAATAACTCCACTGATCCACCTGGAACAGGTCTAGAGGGCCCAGGCGGTTTGCCTCTCAGAACTGTCCCTGCATCTTTGAGCATGACAATGATGGGATGCCCTGCCGCTAGACTATATCAGCAGTATTTCGTCGATCTAGGAACGGGAACTTCTCTAGACAATCTCTACACTTGCACTCAGGTAACACACAAGATCGATCCGGGAAAGTTTGAGACTTCTATGACATTCGCATTCTCTGACGGCTACGGTAAGTACTCTTCGCCTCCCACAATTGCATCCATTTTGACTAATGCTGCTAAGCAGCTAAAGAGAGCAGAAGAAGCAGCAAATCAGCCAAAACCACCGAACTCTCCAAAGGCGACCACTACAGGAAAGGGTGCCAAGTCAACATCTCCAGCAACTAAAGCCGGAGGAAACAAGGCTCCCCAAAATATAGCCCCAGAGAATCCACCTCGTCCACCCGCTAGAGAAACTACATCACCAGATCCCCTGCCAGGAAAGCACCCGTTCGCTTCTTGATCCATTTGCACATTTGTGTCGCTGCAGTGTAGATGTTGACTGTGTCGTATTGCATTGACAGGTCGTATCTCGGCTCTAATGAAAATTTTTGTAAGAACCCAGAAGGATTCTTTTGGTCAGGCTCGCGTCCTCGACAGAGTTGGCTGCTCACGGGGAAACATAAAAGCAAAGACAGGTGTCTAGACACGCTGCTCACACTCAGCCAGATTGATCTTCCCAAGATCCCCGACAGGTACGTCGCAGTCATGGACCAGCTGGTTACAGGGTCTAACGTGCAGATTCCATGGCAGCACGTTCTTCCTCGGAGCATATACGAAAATTACTTTAAAAATACGGTTAAGGTAATTGAAGACTCTTTTTCTGAATTACCATTTGATTACTATGAGACCGCGTGGACACAGGGCACTGATTTGCTTTCGTCACTCAAGCCAGCAAAGATCGACGTCGAAGCATGGAATAGACACCTAGATGAAGCAAACGTCAATGCTGCTGTTCTTGCTTCTTTCAAGCCCGACCCTCGAGGTTTTGCTGATGTACCCACTTATAACCGCTTTGGCACACGCACGGGACGTCTCACTGTGTCTGATGGGCCTAATATTCTCACGCTCAAGAGGGAACACAGAGCTATTTTGCGCTCTTCTTTCAGCGATGGTTTTATCTGTTCACTGGACTTTAGAGCCCTTGAGCCCCGCATCGTCCTTGCGGAAGCTGGACGCAGCAGTGATGCTGAAGACATCTATGGTGAGCTCGCAGAGAAGATCTTTGGAGATCGATCAAACAGAGACGCTGTGAAGGTTGCTGTCATCTCTGAGCTGTATGGTGCTGCAAAAGAGTCTCTTCGTGCACGCCTAGGAATATCGCAAGCGAAGATTGATGCATTCGTGCGCGGCATCAACGACTTCTTTAAGCTCGAAGACCTCAGAGCGAGGTTATCAGTTCAAGCATCATCTGGGAAGATCATCAATCGCTTTGGGAGACCGCTTCAAGTCGACCCAAGCGCAAAGAACTTATTCATCAATACCTACGTGCAGAGTACCGGTGTGGACGTCTCCCTGTTTGGATTCGATATTATTTTACAAAAGCTTGGCATTGATGGTGTGCGACCCCTCTACGTGCTCCATGACGCGCTAATCCTTGACGTGCGAGGTGATAGACTACAAGATGTTTCAGAGTTGTCATCATTAAAAGTCCCTTCTTACGACGTGTCATTTCCGGTAAAGTTTGAGAAATTATGAACATTATGATTTATCTAGTTTATTGTTGGTTGTATGTCATTAACTCCTGAAGAAATCACAGCTAATTTTGAAAAATTTCGGTCGCTTTGCGAGAAACTCGGCGAGCGGTCGGAAGCAGCTCTTGCTCTTGTTGACCACCTTGGAGAAAGACTAGCTTTGTGTCCTGCGTCCGGACGCAAAGAATACCATGCAGCTTACCCAGGCGGTCTAGTTGACCATTCTCTTCGGGTCTTGTCTTATTCTATGAAATTGTGTAAGACTTTTGGCTGGTCTGTCTCAAAAGAATCGTTGATCATCGGTTGTCTTTTTCACGACCTTGGAAAGGTGGGCGACCACGAGCATGACTATTATATCCCGCAGGATTCTGACTGGCACCGTGAGAAGCTCGGAGAGATGTACAAACACAACAAAGACATACTGTATATGACGGTACCCGACCGCGGTGTGTGGCTCTGTCAGCACTTTGGCCTTAAATTGACACAAGATGAGTGGCTGGCAATCAAACTAAATGACGGCCAGTACATACAGGAGAACACACCCTACAAGATGAAAGAACCTCTCCTTGCTGATATTGTTCACCAAGCTGATATTATCGCAACAAAAGAAGAAAAAGATACTTGATAGACTGATATTTAAGTTGCATGGAAGAGTTACTTCGTGAGTTCTTAGAACTGGCTTTATATGAGCTAAGGGATGCACGTGTGCCCAATCAGCTTCGTAGTAGAAAATCTAAGAAAAAAGACGACGAAGACAAGAACGAAATGTCGACAGTTGGTGTTAGTCTTGGTGGAGCTGCTGCCCCTGGTGGGCCACTTGGTCCTGGTGGATTTGGCGGTTATACAGCGCCCCTTGGTGCATCATCAGCTGACATGAAACCCGGCAAACATGCGACACCCGGTAAAAAAGTAAAGAAGCATAAGAAAAAACACGTTCGTATTAAGTGACAAGATTAAATGGATCTCTTCTTGCCAACAGCGTGAACAATCGCGTAGCTTCGGTATACAGTGTCACATATCAAAGGAGTTCGACCGTTAAAAGCATGTTGCTTAACAGCGGTCAACGTTACAATTAACGGAATAGGAAACGGAAAAGGAAAATATTATGGCTATTGATCTAGAAGCAATTAAGAAGCGTGTTGCAGAACTCAGCGGTGTGAAGAAGACCTCGTCGGTCCAATTGTGGAAGCCTTCGATCGGTGAACACAAAATTCGCTGCCTACCATGGAAGAATGCACCGGATGGTCAACCTTTCGCAGAGAGGTGGTTCTACTACATCGGTGAGAATGCAGGCATTCTGGCACCCAACCAGTTTGGCAAACCAGACCCAATTAATGATCTCATTAAGAAGTTATACAGCAGTGGCAAGCCAGATGATCGTCTTCTTGCTAAGAAGTTGGCACCTAAAATGCGATGCTATGCACCTGTTGTCGTCCGCGGCGAAGAGGATAAGGGAGTTCAAGTCTGGGCATTCGGCAAACTTGTATACCAGAGAATGCTTAGCTTCTTCTTGGATGAAGAAGTTGGTGATATCTTATCGCCGTCAGAAGGATTTGACTTGAAGGTTTCAATTACAAAGCAACCTGGCAAGCAGTTCAATGACACGACTGTTGACCCAGCTCGTCGTCCTTCAAAGCTACATGAGGACGCAAAGGTGTCTGAGCAGTGGCTTAACTCAATCCCAAGCCTTGACGATATGTACCGCCTCAAGAATACGCAAGAAATTGAGACAGTTCTTAACAACTGGCTTTCAGGCGGGGCTCCCGCTGATGTTGAGAAGACCGATGGAACTGCTAGAGGCGTCGCACCAGTTGATGAACTTGACAGCTTGACTGCAGAGCTTAAGTCTTCTGCGCCTGCTGAAAAGAAGTCAAAGAAAGAGACAGCTAAGAAGCAGTCGCTTGATGAAGCTTTTGCTGACTTAATGAGCGAGTGACATTAGTTTAATTGTTGATCTCTTGAAAGCGCCGCCAACAGCGGCGCTTTCTTTTTCTGATCCATTAAAACAAATTGAGTAGTCTATGTTAGAATGAGAGGCAACTGAGAGTTACATATGGTTAAGAAGACAAAAAGTGAAATAAGCGCTGAAGACAATATTGTTGACTCAATGACTAATGATTTGATCAAAGCTCTTAACAAAGAGTTTGGCCAAAAGATTGCTTTTAATCTATCAGAAGATGAAGCACCAACCATCGTAAAGCGCTGGATCGATACAGGTTCTATTCAGCTTAACTACGCCGTGAGAAATGCATTCGCTGGCGGTTATCCAGAGGGACGAATCATTGAGATCAGCGGACCACCTTCCATCGGCAAGTCTCATCTTGCCTACCATGCAGCGCTTGTAGTTCAGTCTCTCGGTGGGCTTGTGGTTTATATTGACACTGAGAATGCTACAAGCCCCCAGAAGCTCGCTGATATGGGCATCGATGTTCGTAAGCGATTTGTTTATTGTGACTCACACTGTACAGAAGAGGTATTCTCGATTATTGAGTCAACAATTCTTAAGGCGAAACAGATCATAGACAAGAATGTTCCCATCTTGGTTGTATGGGACTCAGTCGCAGCAACATCACCAAAGGCAGAACTTGACGGTGAGTACGAAGATAACACAATCGGTCTTCAGGCTCGCGTAATTTCAAAGGGTATGCGTAAGATCACTGGTGTGATTGGTCAGAATAACGTAACTCTTCTCTGTCTTAATCAGTTAAGAACTGCAATCGGAGTAATGCACGGTGACCCAGACATTACACCAGGTGGAAAATCCATCCCTTACCATGCGTCTCTCAGAATTAAGTTAACTAGCGGTACGCAGGTAAAAGACAAGAATGGAAATGTGATTGGTATTCACGTCATCTGCACGATCAAGAAGAATAAGGTTGCTCCGCCATTCCGCAAATGTGAGTTCGATATTATCTTTGGCAAGGGTATCGTTGAGGATGAGTACATCTTTGATGAAGTCCGAAATCACTGCAAGGATGTTGGACCTGTTAAGCGTAAGGGTAAGTCAATTAAGATATCAGGTGAAGGCGCATGGAAAGAACTTTCAGTCCTTGATGACAAGACAGGCGAAGTTATTATTGAAAAGAAGTTCTACAAGAATGAGTTTGGTGCATTGCTAAAAGATGACAAATATTCACCATGGATTATGGAGGCAATTGATTCAGCGCTTACGCTTGTGAGTGGTCCCCCACGCGATGAGTCGGATGTAATTGAAGACGACGAGGAAGATTCCGATGAGTGACAAGGGAATGACAAGAAAAGTTAACCCGATCTGGGTAAGAGCTACCATTGACAAAAACGGATCTTTCCCTAAATACCAGACGGAGTCTTCAATAGGCTGCGATTTGCACGCTGCTGAAGATGCTGTTATTAAACCAGGAAAAAGATTGCTTATTGGAACTGGAATCCGTCTAGAGACGCCTAGCGGCATCGGAGCAATCGTATGTTCTAGATCAGGACTTGCGATCAAGCATGGTGTAGCTGTCCTAAACTCTCCAGGAATAATTGATAGTGACTTTAGGGGAGAAATAAAAGTTATACTACACAACTCCGGTGATGAAGATTTTCACGTAAATGCAGGTGATAGAATTGCACAGCTCGTGTTTTTCCCAATTGTGCAAGCTATCTTTCAGCATTCCGAAGAATTAACACAGACAGGACGCGGCGAGGGCGGATTTGGTAGTACTGGTATTTCTTCGACATGATATTTAGGAGGACAAATTATGAAGTCTAATGAAGTATTAAGTTTTTTGCTTTTCGTAGCGGGTTATACCCTTGGAAGGGTAGACACAATTATTGGATCTTTTAAAAATAAGAAGCTCGAATCTTTTGTTGATAAAGTCTGCCAAGATGAGAAGAAAGATAAAAACAAAAAGAAGCTTTTAATCGATGACAAAAAATATGTGACCAAAGTTTCTACAGAAAAATTTAAGAAAAGTGCTGATCTTGGTGTTCAGTCAGAAGTTAATGACAGCATTGAAAACGAAACAGCTAAGCTGAGCTCACTGAAAAAAAAGAAAGGCTGATTATGGCTAAAGGTCTAGACGTTGGAACATCTTTTATTGTGCTTGCATCTGAGGGTAACAAGGGCAAAGTAGTCTACAAAGACTTTAGAGACGCTTTTTATGTCATTAAGCCCACGACTCCAATCGCCACAAAGATGATTGAGAAGGGTCTTTCTGGCAAGATCTTTGTAAAAGATGACGATGGATCTTTTATTATTCTAGGAAAAGACGCGATTGAGAAGGCAGTCGAGAGAAATGACTCAGCCAAGCGTCCAATGCACAAGGGTGTGGTTTCTTCTAAAGAGAAAGAAGCTAGAAGAATTTTAACATACATACTTAAAGAAGTTGCAGGACAAGCAGCTGAACAAGATGAAAAACTTGTCTTCTGCATTCCGGCTCAACCTGTCGATCAAGAGGATGAAGATTTTGACGTTGGTTATCATGAAGACGTCGTTAAGTCTGTTCTTTCTGATTGCGGCTATGACGCAAAGTCTATTAATGAAGCAGAAGCCCTTTGCTATTCTGAGCTTGCAGATGATGATTACACCGGTGTTGCTCTGTCGTGGGGCGCAGGGATGGTGAACGTCTGCGTGATGCTCAATGGTGAGCCTGTGCTGAAATTCTCAACAACAAAGTCCGGTGACTGGATTGATCGTATGGCAGCAGTTGCCACTGGAGAAACTGACTCTGTCGTACAGGCGGAGAAAGAAAATGGTGATTTCACAGTGGGGCAAGACAATGATAATCAAGTTCTTGCGGCCGTTGCTTCTTACTACGATAGACTAATTGATTACACTGCAAAACAATTAGTAGATGCGCTAGAGGAAAACAAAGCACTGCCCAAGTTTAAGGATGCAATTCCAGTTGTTCTTGCAGGCGGCACGACAAAGGCAAAAGGCTTTGTCGACCACTTTAAGATTAAGCTTGAAGAAAATGGGTTTCCGCTGCCCGTCAAGGATGTTCGCCATGCAGCTGATCCTCTTCACGCTGTGGCTAGAGGCTGCTTAATCGCATCCCAGATTCTTTGACTTTAGTTAATTGTAAAGATAGATACGAACGTGCAAATATAAGCGCATGAGTCTAGTTTTACTAATAGATGGAATGAATCTTTTCGTTCGATCCTGGGCTGCTTTCCCGCAGATGTCAACTCATGGCTATCAAGTGGGCGGGTGTGTAGGATTTCTTAAGACGCTGCAGAAACTCGTGAGAGAATTATCACCCTCTTCAGTCTGTGTTGCATGGGAAGGCGGAGGGTCTCAGAGGCGTCGAAAATTATTCCCAGAATATAAGCTTAATAAACGCCCCGAGAAATTAAATAGATTTTATGGGGACGACATTCCTGACACAGAGAAAAATAAGAAGCATCAACTTTTATCTCTCCTCAGCATGCTTAAGCAGACACCTGTCTGCCAAGTCTATGTCGACAACTGCGAAGGAGACGACATTATTGCTTTCCTCTGTAAAGGACCCTTTAGAGAAGATGATAAAATTATCGTGTCTTCTGACAAAGATATGCTGCAGCTCCTCGATGAAAGAACAAGAATATACTCAACTCACAAGAAGAGAATTGTCACGAGTGAAGATGTTCTAAAAGAATATAAGATTCACGTTAACAATTTTGCGATAGCCAAAGCACTTTGCGGAGACAGTTCAGACAACATCCCGGGTGTGAAAGGTCTAGGTTATAAGACTGTTTCTTCTAAGTTTCCTTTCTTGGCAAAGGAAGAGACTATTATTCTTCAAGACCTCTTAAACTACTCCGCTAGTCACACATCTGAGAGCGTTATCTATAAGAGGGTGCACTCTGAGTCTCAAGCGGTGCATAGAAATTGGAACTTGGTTCATCTTGATGGTAGTATGCTCTCTGCAGATCAAACATCAAAGCTTCAAAATGCAATAGATACATTTGAGCCTAGAGCGAATAGGATTGAGCTCATCAAGACGCTTGTCAAAGAAGGCATAAATGATTTCGACGTCGATAAATTCTTTTACGATTTATCTTGCGTTAAGGGTCTGAAGAACACGGCAAGGATGCAAAATGACTGATAGTGAAAATATGCTGAAGGCTGGGACTGTAACTTTCGGGCAGTTTGGCAAGTCTTTTCAAGAAAAACTTGTCCAGGCTCTTCTCACTGACACAAAGTGGGCAGAACAAATGATGGAAGTAATCGACAATGGTTACTTTGAAGTAAACTATTTAAGATTTTTATCTGATCGATATTTTTCTTATGCAAAGAAATACAAGGTATTTCCTACATTGCAGCTACTAATCACTATCATTAGAGATGACTTAAAGACGGGCACCGATACGATTCTACGCGATCAGATCATTGATTATCTTCAGCGTATGAAGGCAAATCCAGACGTAGGTGATCTACAATTCGTCAAAGATAAGTCGCTCGATTTCTGTCGCAAGCAAGCTCTGAAGAAGGCTCTTGAAGATGCCGTTGATCAAATTGCTGCTGAGAAGTACGAGTCTATTGTTGAGTCAATTAAGAAAGCCGTTCTCGTTGGTACAGCACCGGCTCTTGGACATGACTTCTTTGCTGATTACGAGTCGAGATTCACTCGTCTACAAAGAAACTGCGTTCCAACAGGTCTCGACGAGCTCGATCGTAAAGAGATCCTCAACGGAGGCCTTGGTGCCGGTGAAATCGGAGTTATTGTCGCGGCAACAGGCGTCGGCAAATCCCACTTCCTTACAATGCTCGGTGCTAACGCTCTAAAGCAAGGCAAGAATGTTTTGCATTACACCTTCGAGCTTTCTGAAACAGCGGTCGGCGTGCGCTACGATTCAAATCTATGCGATATGGAATCCAACCAGGTCATCGACCGCAAGGACGAAGTTTTGGAAAAGTACAAAGACATGAAGCTTGGTCGACTCATCATCAAGGAGTTTCCAACTAATACTGCTTCTATCTACACAGTTCGATCCCACATCGAACGTCTTGATGTCAAAGGTTTCAGGCCTGATGTAATTGTTATTGACTATGCTGATATTATGCGATCAACTAGACAGTTTGATTCTTTAAGACATGAATTAAAACTCGTTTATGAAGAGCTTCGTGGTTTTGCTTCAGAAAAAGGCATACCAATCTGGACTGCATCGCAGTCAAATAAAGAAGGATCTAACAGTGAGATCGTCGATCTCAGCAATATGTCTGAGGCTTACGGCAAGGCTATGGTTGCTGACGTGGTTCTCTCTATCTCTCGTAAGTCGCATGAGAAAGCCACCGGATGGGGTCGTCTATTTGTTGCAAAAAATAGAGCAGGTAGAGACGGTTTAGTTTATCCAATTAAGATTGATACTGCACGAAGCAGGTTTGAAGTCGCCGGCCAAGCTGGTTCTCTTGAAGATAGCAAGGTTGATGATGATGTTGCGCAGAAGAAGGCGCTTAAAGCAAAGTGGGAAGAACTAAAAAAAGAACTTCCAACGAAGAAAACTAACTTTGAAGCTAGCAGTTCTCTAGCAATTGTTGTATAGTTAGAATCCACGCAAGAGAGAAAATATGTCGTACACACGTGATGAAGCTTTTAACGCCTCTTTAAAGTATTTCAACGGAGATGAATTAGCTGCGAGCGTATTTGTTGATAAATACGCGCTGAGAGACGCGTCAGGGAAATTACACGAACTGACACCGTCAGATATGCACCGTAGACTGGCGCGTGAGTTTGCAAGAATTGAAGCCAAGTATCCCAATCCGTTGTCTGAAAAAGAAATCTTTTGTCTTTTGGCTGACGTAGATCACATTGAAGAATCAAAGCGCGCATCTATGACATTGGATGAATTGGCTTCTGAATCTCGAGGATTCGGTGCCGTGGTGCCGCAGGGTTCTCCGATGTCGGCCATTGGTAATGAATTTCAGTATCAGTCGTTATCTAATTGCTTCGTGATTCAGTCGCCTTATGATTCCTACGCTGGTATCCTAAAAGCCGACCAAGAGCAAGCTCAAATCATGAAACGTCGAGGAGGTGTTGGCTTTGATGTTTCTACTATTCGTCCAAAAGGATTAATCACAGCAAACGCTGCCCGTACCACAGACGGCATTGGGGTCTTCATGGAAAGGTTCTCAAATACCTGCCGCGAAGTTGCCCAAGGTGGCCGCCGCGGAGCGTTAATGCTTACTATCGATGTTCACCACCCAGAGATCCGCACCTTCATCAACATCAAGCGCGACCTCAAGAAGGTTACTGGTGCCAACATCTCCATTCGTCTCACTGACGAATTCATGCAAGCAGTGAAAGATGGTGAAAAAGCACACCTTAGATTCCCTGTTGAGAAGGACGCAAAGCATACAGTTGAAACTTGGGTTGATGCTCGAGAACTTTGGCATGAAATTATTGAAGCAGCTTGGGCTTCTGCAGAACCAGGACTATTATTCTGGGACACTGTCAAGAAGCGTACACCAACTGAGGCATATGAGGATTATCGTTCAACATCCACGAATCCATGTATTGTTGGTGATACGCTCATTGCCGTTGCAGACGGAAGAAATGCAGTCAGTATCCGTCAGCTTGCGGAAGAAGGCAAGGACGTTCCGGTGTATTCGACTAACCCAGAAACTGGTCAAGTTGAAATTAAATTAGGAAGAAATCCGAGACTAACAAAGAATCAAGTCGAGGTCTGGAAGTTGACGCTTGACGATGGAAGCTTCCTTATTGCAACACCTGATCATAGGATCATGAAGCGCGACTGCACTTATGTGGAGCTTCAGAACCTAAAGTCTGGTGATTCCATCTTTCCATTCAACTCTTTTAATTCAAATGGGTACAGACAAGTTTCCAACACAGGTGTCTTGATGACAGGCGGAGCTCGAAGAAATAGACGACAGTATCGTCTCATCCACGAGTTCCATTTTGGGCCCGTTGATCCAAAAATTCATGCTATTCATCATATTGATTGTGATTCTCTCAATGACAGCATTGAGAACATGAGGATCATGACCCATAAGGAACATCATGATTTACATTCTAAGAACATGCTGGGGGAGAGCAATCCTTACTTCAAGATGTCTGAAGAGTGGAAAACAAACTTTGCAACCCATCCTGGCGAAACAAATGGCAGATTCTCGGGCCATACTAACGATCAGCTTCTTGAACATGGCAGGAATCTATTTGAGAAACATGGCAAGCTGACAGGAAAGATCTGGTCGGACCATGCCAAGAAACATGGTCTACCTCAATTCCTTGCAAATAAGTTCCGGTTTGAGTCTTGGAATAACTTTGTTAATCAGGTATCTAACAATCACAAGGTCGTCTCAGTAGAGAAATTCGGCATTGAGGATGTCTACAATATCACGGTTGACGATAATCACAACTACCATGTTATCACTTCACATGAGGATTCCAAGTTCGTGGTTTCCTCTGGCATCTGTGTCAAGAACTGCGGTGAAATCGTTCTATCACCATACGATTCTTGTAGGTTGCTTCTCGTCAATCTCTACAAGTTCGTCAAGAACCCATTCACATCTGCTGCCTCATATGACAACGAGAGACTCAAGGATGTTGCAGTTAAAGCACAGCGTCTCATGGATGATCTCATCGACCTTGAGATTGAAGCTGTTGATAAGATCATTGCTAAGATTCAGAATGATCCAGAACCAGAAGACGTTAAAAGGTCTGAACTTGACCTCTGGACTAAGATTAAAAAAGCAGCTCTCGGAGGTCGGAGAACTGGCTTGGGTATCACTGCGCTTGGAGACACATTGGCTGCAATGGGCTTCGTCTACGGTTCAAAGAATTCTATCCAAATGACTGAATCGCTCTACAAGGCATTAGCACTTTCTGCCTATCGTTCGACTGTCGCGATGGCTGCAGAGCGTGGTGCATTCCCAGTCTTCTCTCATAAGCTTGAGGAGAAGCATCCATTCATCCAACAAATCCTTGAAGCAGACCCTGATCTCGCAAAGGATTACAAGAAGCACGGCCGCCGAAACATCGCTCTAACAACTACAGCACCGGCTGGTTCTGTGTCTGTCCTAACGCAAACGACGTCTGGTATCGAGCCGGCGTTCATGCTCTTCTACAAACGCCGCAAGAAGGTCAACGGTGATGATCCAAATGTTCGTGTCGACTTTGTAGATCCACTCGGCGACAAGTGGCAGGAGTACATGGTATACCATCATGCTTTCAAGAAGTGGATGGAGGTCAACGGAAAGACCGAAACCGACTTCGCTGAGTCTCCATACCACGGCGGCACCGCAAATGAGATCGATTGGGTTGCCAAGGTCGACCTCCAAGCCGCCGCCCAGAAGTGGATCTGTCATTCTATCTCCAACACAACAAACATTCCAAATTCAACTTCAGTTGATGTTGTCAAGGGCATCTACATGAGGGGTTGGGAGACTGGGTGTAAGGGTGTCACAATCTATCGTGATGGATGCCGAACCGGCGTTCTCGTAGCAGAGACTCCGAAGGAAGAGCAGACAATTGAAGGTCAGCCTGATACCTTAATAGAAAATCATGCACCAAAGCGACCCAAGGAATTAACCTGTGATATTCACAGAATTAACGTGAGGTCATCTGGTGACAATGAGAGCTATCTTGTTTTGGTGGGTAAGCTAGAAGATAAGCCATACGAAATCTTCTGCGGTCTATCGCAGCACGTTGAGGTACCGAAAAAAGCCAAGACAGGTACGATGATCAAGAATGGCAAGAAGGATGGGGTTGCGACCTACAATCTTCAGATTCCGATTGGTGATGATGATCAGCTATTGTTCAAGGACGTTGTAGAATTATTTTCAAATCCAAATCATGGATCCATGACAAGAACTTTATCGTTAGCACTACGACATGGAGTTCCTGTTCAATACGTGGTTGAGCAGCTTCAAAAGGACAAACACAGCGGCCTTCAGTCTTTCTCTAGAGCTATCTCTCGTGTCTTAAAAACATATATTCCTGATGGAACAAAAGCGCAGTCAGACAAGATCTGCGGTTCTTGCGGTCTTGAAGGAATTGTCTACAAAGAAGGTTGCGCAACCTGTAACTCTTGCGGTTGGTCAAAATGTGGGTGATTAATTGATTTTTTCACCTACTTATGTTGTCGACTATGAGCAAGCGTAGAGATAGAGGCAGTGATTTTGAAGAAAGAGTATATGATAGTGTGAAGAAGAGGTTACTAGAAACAAATACAAGGTGGCGCGGTGAGTCGACACGTTCGTATGCAGAAGGTAATTTGACTTCGATTCCTGAGTTTGTCATCGACGAATTGTCTGAAGAGTTTGTTAATAGTTTGGGAAGAAGAATTATTGCTCAGATAAATGTACAACCGCTCGAGCCACAGACGCGTAGAAACCTAAAGGCTCAACTCAATGATCTATTAACTTCAATGAAGAAAGATCTTAAAAATACAACAAAGAGCCACTTAGATCGTTTCTTTCAAGTGTATTGATAACTACAACATATGTAACAATTTGAAGGCTGATCTTTTTTGATCAGCCTTTTTTGTTCACATTGACTTGACTTTGTATTATGTGGGCTATGCCTCCGCAACCTAATAAAGTTGAGTTGATTGGTTTTTATGGATCTGATGAAATTCATGCTCTTTCAGCGTGGACTTCAACTTCAAGAGATCTTACGGAAGAAAAGAGAAGTCGAATTCCTAATCTTTTAAAAATGTTGGCCGAAAATGGACATGAAACTCCTTTTGAAAAATCTTCGCTACATTTTCTTGTAACGACAGAGATAGCTACACACGCACAACTCCTTAAACATCGTATTGGTGTCTCTATCAACGCTGAGTCTGCTCGTTATAAAGAGCTCAAGGATGATAAGTACTATGTTCCCGTTGATTGGCCCGCAGCTGAAAAAGAGCTCTACATCGAGCACATGGAATCTTCTCTTCAAAAGTACCATGAGACGCTTGAACGCTTAGTTCAAGGAGGAATGTCAAGAAAGCGCGCAAAGGAGTCTGCTAGACTATATCTTCCCTATGGCAATCAGATCACTGCTGACATTATGTTTAATTTTCGAAGCTTCGTCCACTTTATTCGCCTACGATATTCAGAACACGCGCAATTAGAGATCAGAGATATTGCAAGTTGCATGTTAAACCTAGTAGAATCTACTAAAGTCTTTCCGGCAACTTTAGAGGCATTTGGACTCACGGAAAGCGGCGTATTAAGAAGACCATTTTCATGAGTAAAATTATCGTTTTTGAAGGTGCAGATCGCTGTGGAAAAGCTACACAGAGCGCTATTCTTAAAGATCATATTCAATCTTTGGGGAACACTGCGGCAATTGTAGAAGTACCAATCCGCTCTGCTATCACATATAGAGCTATTTATTGGATGCTTAAGAATGGACTCGCAAAAAATCTTCCAAAAACATTCCAGGTCATTCAATTCCTCAATAGAAAGTTTTTTCAGTGGTTTACTCTCCCACGCCTAGAGAAAGTTTATGACTACATTATCTTAGATAGATGGAGTTTATCAACTGTTATTTACGGCGGCGCTGAAGGTGTTTCGCAGTGTTTTACTGTTGGTCTCTCAAAATTTCTGCGTGATCCTGATCACACTGTTGTCCTAATTGGCAAATCGTTTCCTCACGATGCGGAGGATGTATATGAAGCTGATCAAGCTCTTCAAGAAAAAGTCAGAGAAGGTTATGCCCAATGGGTAGTGAATAACTACGACAAGGCTAGTCTTCATGACTGTCGGCAAGAAAAGCATGTTCTAGCAAAAAAGATACAACTAGTTTTATCATCTAAGAAAATCATCCCTTGAGCGATGATATATTTAGAGATACATGCACTACATCACGCCTAAGAAAATAAAGAAGGGATCAAGAGTCGCGATTGTTGCTCCCTCGTCCGCTGTTCACACAGACCGTCTAAGCGTCGGTCTAGATATCATGAGAGAACACGGCTTAGTTCCTGTTCTTGGTCCATGCGTCAAGAGGCTTAAGATTGATGGAATGCATGCAGCGCCTCTTGAAGACAGAATTGATGAGCTCAATTGGGCATTTTCTAGTGATGAGATTTCCGCTGTATTTTGTGCAATAGGTGGAATCGGAAGTTCTGCTGTTTTACCCTATCTTAATTATGATGCCATTTATAATAGCAGAAAACCTTTACTTGGTAGGTCTGACATCTCAGCATTAAATTGCGGTATTTTAAAGCACGCCGGACTAATCAGCATAAATGGTCAGACTCCGAGTATACGTCTAGATAAAGGTAGCAAGCACCAAATTGGTCAAACTGACTCTTTTGTGAGAACGTTAAAGTTAATGATGTCAAATAGACCTTGGGGCATTTCGCCGCTTACACACAATGAGTATATACCCCGAACAGTATCTTCAGGTATTGCTGGAGGTCATGCGATCGGTTGTACTGCCGACACAATCTCAAGACTGATAGGCACACCACACGAGCCAGACTTTTCAGATGCAATCTTATTTTTAGAAGACATTCATGAAAGCCCCCAGAGCCTTGCAAGAATTTTCTTGCATATGAAGTTGGCGGGTGTGCTAGATAGAGTTGCAGGTGTGGTCATTGGAGAATTTCAAGACATTAGAGATGCAGATGATCATGATATGGAAGAGGTCGTTAAAGAATATTTCTCAGACGGCCCACCATGCGTCTTTGGATATTCTTTTTCTCACGGATCTACTGTGTCACCCATTCCAGTTGGTGCCCAGTGCACAATGAATGCAGATACTGGAGATATTTCTTTCGATTTTTCAATGGGTTGATACAAGACTGATTTAAGCTGTATAAGATAACCACGAGGTACTTATGAGTTATAAAATTTCAGATTCAGTCGCAATGCGTTTCATTCAAATCTTTCAAGAAGCTGTCTTGATGGGTCTAGATGGAGCTGACTTAATGAGACAAGTAAGATTAGTTGTCGATTCTGAAGAAGCTGATACATTAACACTTGATCCTGAATATAAGAAATTTGTTCAGGAATCTCACGAAAAGTATTTGGCCGACATTGAAAAGAAACTTTCTACAAATAGTGATCTCAATATTCAGTTCGAAGATTCAAAAAAAGTTTAGTCGAGGGGTTACCTTACAAAAAGTAATGATTATCTTCTGATCACAAGGCAACAGCCTAATAACACAGGAGAAACAATACTATGTTAGCTAAGTACTATTTGGACAGACTTGACTCTCGTAATTTTTTTGATCCCTTTTGCTCCCTTTCTGAACTTGCTTGGTCAGAGACGCCCGGTAAATCTAAACGAAGAATTAGTTATGACATCACGTCAGATGACAATTCTTTAACTCTCACAGTTGACTTACCAGGTGTAAAAAAAGAAGATTTGCAAGTCGAAGCCACTGGCCAAACGATTGCTGTAAAAGCAAAAAGGGGAGAAGAAGATTGTTCAACAACCTATAAGATCTCTAAAGAATATGACACATCTCAAGTAGATGCGCACCTTGACGATGGTGTTCTTACGCTTAAATTCAATAGAGCAAAGTCAGCAGACGTTAAACGGATTGTTATTAGATAGCTGATAAACTCTGATATTTAGAAATGGGGGGACGCGTCAAAAAGCGTCCCCTTTTTTATTTTCAATGAATAATTAGTATCATCTGTTTATAGAAACACTATTAGGACTAAAATGCGTCTAGACAACAAAACTCAAAAATTGCACAGCGTAATCAAATACAAGGCATATACATCTCTCCTTGAGGGAAGAATCACTCAGAAAGAGTACAATATGCTCTCTGAGATCGGTTTTCTCGACAAGATCAAATCTTTTTTTGGTGGCGGAGTTGATGTCAGCAAGGACCTGGGCAAATTATTTTCTAACAAGGTTGCACAGCGTCAATTAACAGCAGCAAAAGATGCAATTACGAAAGCTGTTCAAGATTTAAGAAAAGTTGCAGGTGAAGCTGGCGTTGATGAAGACACAATCAATGAGTTTTTGATGGGCGTCTTTAAGAGTGCTGATATTGATCCTGCCGAGGTAGCATCAGCAGGCAAGGGCGGCGGTGAGGACAAGGGCGGAGAGAGCGCAGCAGGAGAGGCTCCAAGTGGCACGCCAGTCAGCGCTGCAGCTATTGAAAAGAACCCTGCAGTTATTACAAGGATAGTTGCTGACGTCACTGGCAAAGATGAAGAGAAAGTCGCAGCTGAGATCGAGAAGAAGAAGCCCGATGTCGCTGCTCTGTCAGCTGTTCTTGGCAACGCAATCGGTAAAAATGTTGGTGTTGATGGAAAGATCGTTACAGACGTCGTCAAGGCTCTGATTGACAAGGGACATCTTAAGCTTGAGAACGGAAATCGTCTCACTCTCCGCGGATTAATGAGCTTTATTAATGAAGTAAATGAGTTAAACAATCAGTATGATCTCATGGAAAGATGGCAGAAACTTGCAGGTGTAAGAACTGGTGTAATGTTAGAGGGTCGAACAGGAGACATTCTAAAAGACATAAAAGCGAAAAAAATAAAGTCTGTAGAAGAGCTTGAAGCAAGAATTAAGCAGGCTACTGCCGATGGTCAAGGTGGTCAAGTTCTTAAAAGAAAAGATGAGATTATGTCTGCATTTAAAGAAATTAATCCAGACGTCAAGCCTCAAGATGAGAAAAAAATTGATACAGCAATTCAGGACGCAGGAAAAGATGCGCCCGCAGGCGGTGATAAGAAAGAAATTTCACCTGAAGATCAAAAGAAAGCTGAAGAAGTCAAGAAAGAGTTTGGACCTGCTTTCAAGGATGTCCGAGCTGTTATCGATCCCAAGAAGGTCGATGATACAACTTTAGCCAAGGTGATAGGTGCAATTGACGGCTTTAAGTCTGTTTCGATTGCTGCTTAATATCACACTTACTTGATACTTGAAGCGCCTAACAAGTTACAATACTTTTAGGCGCTTTTATGTATTTGCGAAAAGATTTACACAAAGATGGACTGACTATTTGCGGTGACTGCACTGATCCTGACGTTCTTGCTGAAGTCAAAACTTACCTTGAAAGTCAAGGTCAAGGAAAAGCAGCATTGATCTATGCTGATCCACCTTACGGTAATATCTTAGATGAAAAATGGGATAAAACCAAGCTTAATGAAAAGCAATTTGCGTCCTGGATGATCGATTGGTCAAAACAGTGGTGCGATGTTCTTGAAGACGGCGGCGCTTTTTATGTGTGGGGCGGTGTAGGTAAAAGAAATTTCCGTCCCTTCTTTCAATACATGCTTGACGCCGAAACTGACTCATTCCAGTTAGCCAATCTAATTACGTGGAAAAAGAAGCGTGCATACGGTGTACCCAGAAATTATATCTTCACACGAGAAGAGCTTGCTTATTTCGTTAAAGGTCGCGCTGATAGACCTCGAAAATTTAACATTCCTTACCTGGATGACAAGCGAGGTTATGCAGGATACAACAAGAAATATCCTGCCAAGAGTGAATTTTATCGTAGAACAAACGTGTGGACTGACATTACTGAGATCTTCAAAGGCAAAGTTCACCCTACGGAGAAACCTACAAGACTTGCTCAGATTCCTATCGAAATTCACACAGAGCAAGATGAATATGTGATTGACATGTTTGCAGGAAGCGGTTCCACAGCTCATGCTGCAAGACTGCTAGGAAGAAAATTCATTCTTGTAGAAAAAGATCCAGCGTACTATGATAAAATTATTGACTCTTTAAAAATTTAAGCAGTCGTATGCGTACAAGAGCTAATTATAGAACGAATGGGCTGTCAATGAAAATGTCACTCTTGTTGAATGACGATTACACACCCTTAAATTTTGTCTCTCCAATTCGTGCTTTGACGCTTTTATTTAGAGGAAGTGCTGAAGTTGTATCTGTTGATGGTCCAAGCATGTGGGATATCACATATGCAACTACTAGCAGAGAGTATAAAGCACCAGCAACTTTGCGTCTGAAAAGAAGAGTCCCAAGAATTGAGGTACCGCCTCGCTTTCGAAGAAAAGCTCTGTTCAATAGAGATAATTGGCAGTGTCAATATTGTGGCGTTGATCTAGATGATGACACTGTTACAATTGATCACATTATTCCAAAGACGCGAGGTGGTCCAAGGTCTTGGAAAAATTGTGTTACAGCGTGTAAAAAATGCAATTTAAAGAAGGGTTCAAAAGCTTTGTCTGAATCGGGTCTTCGTCTTTTAAAGAGTCCTGCTTCGCCAAAGATTCATCACTTTTGGGACATTCGTAAGAAAAATTTTGAGTGGCATTCTGACTGGGTTCATTTCTTAAACAACATGTAGATAATTACTTGTTGTGAAAGATACGTCAAATAAGCGCTTGAGATTGCTGCTAAGACAACTTGTTAAAGAAGCTGTATTGGCTGGGTCTCACCCAGACGAATCTTATAAAAATCAAATGATAGACGACCCTGCTTTTAATGAAAAAAGCGTCTATGTATCTGATGATATCAAAGATGCTATAAAGAAATGGCTGAAGGCCATGAAGTTAGATTAATTTTTCAACCTTTTGCGCTCGTTGATATTTAGAAACTAGGAGTGTCTTTGAATGCAACTCAAGCTGAAGAATCTGCAAGGAATCGTCAAAGAGACGATGAAGAGAGAAAAAGCTGCACATCAGTTAATGAAAGAAGCAGTTGAAGTTTTTGGTCCGACTGTTGAAGTCTCAAGCGATCCGCGCCGAGTTTTCGCAGCGATCAATGATAAATTAACCGTTATGGAAGCGCGCGGCCAAGATCTGCCAGTTGGATCTTTGAGAGTCTCAGCATTATTGTCAGCTGCTGAAACTAACAAAGAAGCTAGAAAATTAGCAGCAAGATTACTTCCTGAAAAATATGCTGTTAAATTTTTAACTGATAAAGACTCGAGCGTTAGATGCGCAGCAGCAAAGAGGTTTTCTTATGATCAGCTTGCTGAAACGCTGAGAAGATATCCATTCGATGATCAGCTCTTGACTATAGCACAGCAAAAGCGTCTTTTTGAAGCAGGAATTCCTACACCAAAATCTGACGATGATCAATTTGATATGTACGGTGACGGTCCTATCGCTGAGATTCTCGATGGATATGAACCAGAAGATTTAACAGATGGCTGGTACAAGAGGATGGCTGTTAAGATTTTCAACGATTATAGAGGTAGACTAGACGGTAACTGGAAACACCTAGCTGTTTCAAGGCTCTGCTCGAGCATATACGCAACGTCTGGCGTCAAAGTCGATTACATGAAACTCACAGAAGAACTCGAAGCAGTGTGTGAGAACTATGGCTTCCTCAAGGAGGGCTTTGCCTTTGAAGAGACTAAAGAAAGACTTATCTTTGAAGCAGACGAAGCAGAAACTAATGTTATGCCCGTCCTCGATGAGAGCTTCTTTGCTGATCCTATTAAGGAATTGCTTCGAGAAGGATCTTCAAAAACAAGCTATGTTGACTCTGCAAACAAGCTGTTTAACATTACACATGACTTAATAGAAGAATCACTGTACACGGGTGATGTGCAATTAGTTGAAGCTCCTCAATATGGACGACTTCCCGGTGGTTATAATTGGAACTCGTCTGCTGAGAAAGCTCTTGATAGATACGTAAGTAATTGGAATGAAAGAGCAGACGCGAGAGGCTCTAATTGTAGAATTGCTTGGAATTACGGCTTTAACACAAAAATTAACTTTTCAGTGGTGGACAAATGAATCTAAAATCTTCTGGAGTAGTTCCTGTAAAGGCTGCAGTTACTGTAGTTGCTGTTGAGCCTAACATTAATATCTTGACAGATAATATGATTGCTGAGTGGGGACACGTCCCATATGCAGGCTTGTCAGTCGTCTTATCGCATCTTAAGTATTTGTATGAATTGCATCAGTATCATCACTGGACTGCAATGGGTGACCCTTTCTACGGAGATCATTTGCTCTTTCAGCGTTTATATGATGGCGTCTCAAAAGAGATTGACATGATTGCTGAGAAAGCTATTGGTCTAGGCTGCACGACAAATGTTGACCTTCACCTAGTTCATTCTCAAGTTCTAAAATTGATCTCTGGCACTGATTCCGCGACTATGATTCCTCAATCTTCTGACCTTGCAAGAAAATCTTTGATGGCGGAGACGAATTTCTTAAAAGTGATTGAGCACATTATCTCGCACCTTCAAGAGTGCGGTCTTCTCACCTCAGGACTTTCAAATATGCTTGAAGGAATTGCTGACTCTCATGAAGGGCATGTTTATTTGTTAAAGCAGAGAGTCTCTAATCCCCTAGTTTAAGGAACATTATGAAACTTACAACCTCACAGCTTCGTCAAATTATCAAAGAAGAACTTAATGATATTAATAGCGTCACAAACGATTCTCAGCGTTTCTTGCACGGCTATGAAGAGAATCATCCTCACGATGACGAAGGTTATATGCTGAAGTCTAATCTGTATTCTATGAAACAGATGGCGGAAGAAGTCTGTGAAATTGTTCAGTCGGATGATCAGCTTCCAGGTTGGGTACAAGAACTTTTAGCCGTATCTCATGAGAATCTCTCACACGTGCATCGGTACCTTACAGGCGATGAAGCACTGAGAAAATATTCTCAGCAGCCACAAATGAAAGAATCTAAACTGAACGAGAGTCATAATCGTATCACTAAAGAAGAGATGGATGCTTGGATGAGAGGTGACTGGGGTTTTGTTTCAGAAGGGGGCACTATGAAGACCTATGATAACAATACCGACTGGGTGAACGCTGTCTATTCTGATGATCGTACCATTGGACAATTGCTTAATGCTCATGATGACATGTCAAAAACCCCCATTCGAGGTTACGACGTGTCCGTATCAAGTTCTGCATTTCAAGATCTTTTACCTTATGAAGATTTGAAGATCAATAATTTACAAGATCCAAAAATTAATGAAAGAGTCAAAGAACTTGTTTCTGATTTGATAAGCTTGGCTGCTGCTATAGACGAAGACATGATGTGAATATCTCTTTGTAAATTCAATCATAAGATGTTATGATTGAATACATGCAAAAAACTCTTTGCTTTGATGATGTACTGTTAATTCCTCAATATTCTGAGATTGAGTCAAGAAAAAATGTTGATCTAACAGTCTCAGGATTTGATGAAAATGCTGCAAAATTAACATGTGCTTTTCAGGCATTGAGATGCCCTATTGTGGGATCTCCTATGGACACTGTAATGAGCCCAGACGCTGCTGCTGTGCTGGATCGAGTGGGAGGTTTTGGTATTTTACACCGTTATTGTACAATAACTGAAGCTGTAAAAACGTTCTTAGACACAATGGAAAAGACGGTCTATGAGGATAATCCTATGCCCAATATTATGTCTGCAGTTGGTGCAACTGGCGATTATCTAGAAAGATCACATGCACTTTATGAAGCAGGTTGCCGAGCCTTTTGCATTGATGTTGCTCACGGACATCATGCTTCTGTTAAAACAGCTATCTCTGAAATGCGTCTAAAATTTGGAGATGATATCCACATCATGTCTGGAAATGTTGCCACGCTTGAAGCGTTCAATGATCTTGCAGATTGGGGGTCAAACTCGATTCGTGTTGGAGTCGGCGGTGGATCCATGTGTTCTACTCGTATTCGAACTGGACATGGAATTCCAACTTTGCAATCTGTGTTAGATTGTGGGAAATCAGATAGAGACGTATTGTTAATTGCTGACGGAGGTATTAGAAATAGCGGCGACTTTGTAAAATCACTTGCTGCAGGCGCGGATATGGTGATGCTAGGTTCACTTCTTGCAGGTCACAAAGAATGCCCAGGCGACGTGATAGATGACAAAGGTTTCATATACCAGAATCTGCCATCGGGCTCTATTAAATTATTTAAAAAATTTAGAGGAATGGCCTCGCGTGAAGCACAGCTCAAATGGAGAGGACGTGTTTCTGTCGTTGAGGGAGAGTCAACAGCTGTACCTTACAAGGGACTAATGATGAATACCATCGCTGATCTGCTTGAAGGAGTTAGGTCAGGCCTGTCTTATTCAGGTGCTAGAACAATTAGAGAGCTACGAAGTAAAGCGAGGTTTGTTTCTGTGACATCGCAGGGAGTACGAGAAAATGTACCCCATGGTAAATTGGCTTAATTTAAAGATCAATTATTTAAGTCATTCTTTTTCACTTGGCCATTTCCCATAAGCCTTGTGTGTCATCCATGCAGCCGCCGCCGCTGGGTCATCAGCCCAACTTGAAACTTTCTTCATTTTTTGCTTAAATGATTTTGTGCCTCGAAGAATTTTTCGAGCAGTTTTAGCTGATGGTCCTTTCTTTGACTCACTCATGTTGCAGCCACACGAACCATCAACAGGCATCATGCCGCAGTCTGGGCAAACTTCATCGTTCTGTTCACACCCGCACTTGCCATCAATTACCATCATGCCACATTCTGGGCACGCTGATTCATCTTCTGCGTTAGCACCTAGCGCATCACCCAGATCAATTTTAATCGTTACTGGATCAAGCTTGACTGGGTCAACGATAGAAAGCTTAATGGGCTCTTCTTCATATTCCTCACATCCGCAAGATCCGTCCATTATCTGCATTCCACAGTCAGGACAAATTTCTCCATCATCTTGTTTGTCGCTGTGATCGCAGCCACAAGAATTATCTATGTGCATCATACCGCAGTCCTGACAAACTTCTGATGAGATTTCATTTCGTACACCAGCTGGGGCGTCTCCTGCATAAGATCCAATAGGTTCACCAAAAGCCTCTTCTAAAATCTTTTCATATTTGTCCATAAACCCTAAATATTACGGTCCCTTTGTACTTTACTTCCAATGATTCTAAAATACGATTAAGGAAAAGACACATGGATAAACTTGACGAGATGTATAACCAGCAGCGAGACTTCAATTATCTCTTGAGAGATGAAAGAGGTTATCCTGACTTTCCGCTCGATCTAAAAGAAAAGAAGAATCAACAGATTCTTAAGGGGCTTGCGCATGAGTGCATGCATGAACTCTTCGAGGCTAATCATCTACTAAAGAATAGCAAGAATCATCGAGTTACCGAAGTAAAAGAATTTGACAGAGAGTCTTACAAAGAAGAACTTGTTGATGCGCTACATTACTTCTTTGGAATTGTAATCTATAGCGGCATTTCTGCAGAAGAGCTACATGAAGCTTTCATGAAGAAGGGTGCTGTTAACGTGCAACGAGTGAAGACCGGTTATTGACTATGACAAAGTGGGACGACTTGCATAATGCTCTAAAAGCTCAGAAATCCTTTTCCGATTATTTTTATGACACTAATCAACTAACAAATGAGCAGAAAATTGAAGAACTAAAGACTTTGAGCTTAGCGTTACACTCTGAGATTTCAGAGATGTGCAATGCTGTCAATTACAAAGAGCATCGCAGAGAATCTCGCGAAACAGACTTGCAGAAGATTCTGTACAAGTCTGCTGATGCTTATCGTTATATTCTTGCTATAGCAAACCTATGGGGAATAACTGCAGATAAATTAACATCTGCCTTAGAACAAAAGGACCACTATCTGCACTATAGACATCAACTTCGTGACAAGAGATGGTGCGGAGAACCGATTGTGCTCTTTGATATTGACGACGTACTTGCTGAGTTCAGATATGAGTTCTGCAGATTTGTTACAGATCAGACTGGAATCTTCATGGATCCTAACAGCTCAGAGTACTATAACACTGTTAAGTTCAAAGAACACGGTCTTAACAGCGAGTATTTCTTTAAAAAATTTATTGACGATCATGGATTTTTGAGATTGGACTTGAACAAGCGTTACTACGATTTGTTGACGCGTCTAAAAGCTCGAGGACACTGGGTGCAAATAGTCACTGCACGAGATGCAAGCAATCTCACGTGTTTCTATGACACTTACGCATGGCTGCATCTCAACAACATTCCAGCAGATGATGTAGTTTTCACGCCCGAGAAATTTGCCTGGTTGGCAGGCCAAGATTTCTATAAGACAGCTCGATTATTTGCTGTTGATGATTCAGCAAAGCATGCATCTGAATACGCTAAGCATGGCGTGACTTGCGTTGTTCCAAAAAAATCTTACAATGTTGAAGTAAAAAATGTCAAGGGTGTCATCTACATCGAAGACAGCGACGATATTTTTGCTAAAATTAACACTATCCTTTAGCGCGAGAACGTGTTATACTTTACAGACTGCTCGACTAATAATTGCAGCTTGACTCAAACTTGGAGAAATTATGCCCATTAATAAAGACCTACAGCCGATTGAACTACCCATGGAATTAAAGTTCGGACGACCTGTTCGCACCAAGTTCCATAATAATATTGATGCACTAAAGATTGAGCTCGTCGACCATCCTGCGCGTCAACAAGCATGGAACGTCGCTTGGCATTATGTTAAGGCAACTTGGGCAGATAGACCTGACATCTCGCCTGAGTCTGTATCGCATCGAGAACTTTCTAAAAACCTGGAAGATGTTTTCGGAGGCCGCACTCTGCCAGCGCCCATGGAATGTCTTGGCTTCACATTTAGATTAAGTGGTATGTCTTTTCAAGAGGTGACTCATATTATCAGACATCGTGCAGGAACTTTTGCTGCACAATGCACAGGCGATCGTGACCTCCGAGATGATGATGCAGTAATTCCAGAACCCGTAGAGAATTCACCTGAGTTCTTAGCGCGCTGGAAGAAGATTGTGGAAGATTCCAAGCAACTCTATGCTGATATGACTGATTCAAAGGTTGTGTCCATGATGGACGCACGTTTGATTCTACCAAAGTGCATGACGTCTTTCTACTACATGCGACTTCCTCTCAAGGAGCTAATTGGCTTCATCTATCAACGTCAGGATAGGCAGATTCAGACGTCAGCTGATAATATTCTGGCAGCACGCATGGCAGTTGAGGTGGCTAAGGTCATTCCTGAGTTCACTACGCTAGTTGATTTCAACAAGCCTGACATGCACTACATCAAGACCTTCCGCGTGAAGGAAGGTGATAAGTTCGTGTCTCGCGGAACGAACCTCTATTGGCCGGAACCCAAGAACGACAAGTTTGAGTTCCACCCAGATGACACTATCTACCAGGCTCGCCGTGAAGAGCTCAACGGCACGCATGGTGATGGCCCACAGCGAAAGTTTGTAGCTGCCTGGGATTCTGCAGTGTCCGAGTTTGAGAGTATTAAAAAGCAACACAATGATTGGAAGGAAGGTAAATAAAGTAATTAAGTACTTTTGTACCTGACGGAGATAAGTATAGCCATGAAACAATCGAAGATCTCGGTCGATGAAGAGACCCATAAATTGCTGAAGATATACTGTGCTCAGCACGGTCTGATTATGAGTCAGTTCACCGCCGAGATCATTCGAGAGAGGATTGGCAATGAAAGAGAAGATCTGCGCACAATGCGAAAAGAAATTTGTGCCAAAGAATCCATTTAGTAATAAGTCTGGTTTCTTCTTTTGCTCGAAAGAGTGCACTTATCTTGCTCAGAAGAAGGGCGGTGTCACATATGAGCTCCGTCGAAAGAGGTCACTAGAGAAGCACGGCACCGACTTTCCAATGTCTTGCCCTGAGATAAAGAATAAGCGCAGCAACAACAACATAAAAAAGTACGGTGTTGCCAGCACGTTTGAACTTGATTCAGTCAAAGAGAAGTCAAAAAAGACTTCACGTGAGAAATATGGGGTTGATGTTTACTCACAAACAACAGAATTCAAGTCCAAGATCGAAGAGACAAATCTAAAGAGATTCGGACATAAGTCTCCGATAGAAAATCCCAACATTCTAGAACGACGACGGCAGACAATGATCGACAGATGGGGAGGTCCATCAACTTTCGAATCACCTGTTCTACGAGCTCGCGCTGAAGATACCTGTATTGAAAAGTTCGGAGTTCATAATATTGTCTTATCGCCGACGTTTATCTCTTCTTCCATGGATAAGAAACTGCTCAAATCACATGGAAAAACTTGGCAGCAGTACATCGATGACCTACCTGAATTTCAGGATTATCGAAGAAAAGTCGATCACTTTACACGCATGCAGCCGATCGAACAGCTAGCCAATCATGATAAACGTGGTGAATATCATCTCGATCACAAGTTTTCAGTCGCTGAAGGGTTTAGACAAGGTCTACCACCCGAGGTGATAGGTCACATTGTGAATCTGGAATTCATACCGGCTGCAGAAAATCTTCGAAAACAGTCAAGTTGTTCAATTGACAAAGACGCATTACTATCAGAATACTCAACTAGAAAGGTAAATCAAAGATGAATCGAAAAAAGATGTATCTCGCAAGCGGATGGTTCAACCCTACACAGGAAGCAGAGCTCACGAGGCTCGAGCAGATTATGGAAGCACGTAAGGACTGGATCGATATGGCTTCACCACGTAGGATCTTCATCTGTCCACCTAATGCATCTCGTGAAGTACAAGATGCAACCTATCAGGGTAATCTTAAACACATCCGCGAGGCTGACTTCCTCGTTGTGAACACCCGCGACAAGGATCTCGGTACGATCATGGAATGTGGTTATGCTACAGCCTTTGACAAGCATATCATCTACTTCTGTGCAGGACTTCCCCCCGGAGCAAAATTTAATCTTATGCTTTCAAGATCGGGTGCATTCGTGGCTACTTCGTTCGAACAACTCGAAGACTACCTCGATCGGTGCAAGTCTGCAGGCGAGATGCTTTACGAACCGTACGACAAGGAAATTGAGTGACTTAAAGTGAAAATGAAGAGAGGCGCTATAAAATTGGCGTCTCCTTCATAATTAAGTGTTATGTTAATCAAGCTTTCACAACTTCGTAAAATTATTAGAGAAGAGCTTTCACGTACTTTGAGTGAAGACGCATCTGATTTAAGCGCAGCAGAACCAAGCGAAATGGTAAAAAATCTAGCTGGGAAAACAGGATTGGGTCCTTTCTCTTACGGCCCTATCTCTTTAAGAAATTTAATGGCAAAAGTTGAATCAACAGGAGATATATCGCTGTTAGATAACTGGGACAAAGTAGTTGCTGCAGCGTATGAAACAGAGAAAGAAATAAAGCGAATAAGAAACACTCCTACTTATGAGATCACTGATGCGCAGGGAAATAAACAAGTTCGACCCAGATCTCCTGGTTCAATTTTAAATACTGAGAGTAGAAAAGCAGCTGAAGATGCAGCAGCTGAACAGGGCCTCGAAGGAGAAGTTGCCGGTCGAGATTATGCAGCATATGTTTCAACACTTGTCGATAGCATGAAGAACTTTAAACAGGTTCCGCCTATAAGAGCTGATATCCTCGCTGCTCTTGAATTTCGCAAACAAAAGAAAGAAGCTCACGAGAATAGAGAGGCTTCACCCGAAGATATAAAGAAGCTTAGAAATCTTTTAGCATCCCACGATTGGTACTACGAGAGAGCTGAAGGTCTTCAGCCGTCTTATACTAAGGGTGCTGCTCAAGCCGAAGAGATTAAGCTCCTTGTCAATAAAATGGGCAAAACAGGTAGAGATATGTACAACGCTGCCGCAGCAAAAGCATTCCCAAAGGGTGCGACTTGATCTAAGCGAGATGATTAAAATCTTCTTTGCAGTTATATTTAAAGACATCATTTGGAGAAAAACATGAAATTGACATCATCACAGCTTCGCAAGATCATCTCAGAAGAGGTCTCAAAGGTTATCACCGAGCAAGGATTAACTCCAGGCAGACTTGCGCTAGGATCACTTGCAGATATTTCTGAAATAGAAAAAGCAAAAGCTGCTTTAGACTCTTTTCGTATGCACATAGAGAAGAATGCTATCGCCGAGGGGCATGACAGTGAAGAAGCAGAAGACTTCGCGCGCGACGGATTGGGCGAGATGTTTCAAGAATTCATGCAAAGCATTGGATACAGGATGTGATTTTTAGTTTGTAATTCGTTCTTAAAATCTCGAGATGTATAAAAAGCGACCTTGTATTTGGTCGCTTTTTTTGTTATAATGGTCTGCATCGGAGGAAACATGCGTTTTTACATCACAGGTGGTGCAGGTTTTATTGCTAGACATTTGAAGAAGAATCTGATTGTTAGAGGGCATTCGATTCTCTCGGACGCCGATCTGATCGGTGATGGCATGCTTACCTTGCCCAAGACGGGTGAAGTCTGTGTGCATCGCAATTCAGAAGACGCTTGGACAAGAGCTTTTGAAAAATACGGCGTTGATGTTGTTGTGCACAATGCAGCTGTGGTGGGCACAGACGTGGTTGCTCTCAATCCCGCAGAAGCGACGCTGAGCAACGTGCACGGTTCTTACAACATCGTCAGGGCGGCTAATGAAACAGGTGCCGGTGTGTGTTACATGGGTACCACCGTGATTTACGACACACCTTCCTACCAGAACCAGCAAATTTTTGAAGATTCTGTCAGAAAACCACTTACGTACTACGGCGTACAGAAGCTTGCAGGTGAACAGATCATCACCAGCATGGCAAAACGCTGGTCTGTCGTGCGTCCTCTCTTCGCTTTTGGTGACGAGGGTGACATGAATTCACTCATCGCCAAGAGTATCTATGCATCCTTGCAGAACAAAGATTCTGTTGACATCTTCTTAGACCCCGCGAAGATCAAGGATTATCTCCACGTGTCCGATTACTGTGAAGCCGTGTCGATGATCTGTGAGAGCAAGGATGGCTGGGGTACTGATTTTAACGTCGCAGCTGAGACACCTCACACCGCCGCAGAGATCATGAATCTTGTTTCTCGTGTTGTCGGGAAAAACGTAGAAAAAATCGTCCGCTGGTATCCAAAGACTGATTATCTCGGAAACCACAGACTGTCATCTGCCAAGGTCAGAAAGCAAATTGGCTGGTCTCCGAAGCTTGACTTGGAGGGCGGCGTCAAGGCGACTTACGATTGGATTTCTTCAAATTCATCTAAGAACTATAACCCTCTGAAGTATCTCGATGAAGCTAAGTCGAAAGGTACAGATCTACTGCAACATTTCCCTAAAGTTTGACGTGTAAATAACTAGTATGTGTGTGATGTTCTCCATATTTATAATGAGTCTCGAGAAAAGATACGGCCTTGTGCCGTAACTATTTGACCACCGGAGGAAACAATGGAGAGTAAATGTGAAGTTTGCGGAATTAGCATAGAATCAAAACCAAGACTACGTACTTGTTCAAAAAAATGCGGTTACGTGTTGAGAAGTCGTACTAGAAATATAAAACATGAGCCTGTTGAAAAGATATGTCTCGACTGCGAGTGTAATTTTCAAGATACTTCAAAAAAGAAGTTAGTCGTTAGATGCAAACCATGCATAAACAATTCCATGGTTGCTACACGTTACGCAAGAGGAAGCTATGAGCGCTCAGAAGAGCAGAACGAGAAATTGTCTATTACGCTTAAGACAAAGTACGAATCAGGATGGAACCCTAACACTGAAGAGCATCGAGAAAAATTATCCGAGGGAATGAAGGCTCGCTGGCAAGATGGTTCAATGAGAAAGAAGTCGGTTGCAACAACGCTTGAAAAGTATGGAGTTGAGCACTGGGCGCAGTCTGAAGAAGGAAAGACAGTGCTATCACAGAGGTCAAGAGGCAGAAAATTTTCTGATGAAACTCGTAAAAATATGAGTCAAGGCGCTGCAAGGCGCATTAGAGAGAATAATAATCATTATGAACGAGGTAATGGAGGTTTTAGAGAAGACCTCGGACACTATGTACGGAGTAACTGGGAAGCTAATTTTGCTAGAATATTAAAAATTCAAGGAAAGTCTTACGAATACGAACCTAAGACATTTCAAATTGCTGAGGATAAAACGTATACACCCGATTTTCTTGTCGATGGTATTTTCTACGAAGTTAAAGGCTATTGGACCGAAAAATCGAAACTTAAATTAGAATCATTTGTAAAAATATATCCCGAAATAGAATTGCAAATCATCGACGGCACAAAGTACAATGAGCTTAGAGAAGCTTACCAAGATCTAATTCACTGGGAAGGCAAATAATAAATGAACAGCACAAAGGAGAAGAGCTACTTGAAGCTTGAGTCCGTGCGACCTCCTACTCGGTTTGTGGGGTTTCACGCGCACTCAGGCTTCTCGTAAAGTTACGACATTTGACGGTTTGGGTTACCCTGCAGATCACATTGCCTTTGTCACCTCTGAGTCACAAGGCATGGATGCCTGGGCACTGACAGATCACGGCAATGGCAACGGACTTGCACACGCACATTCTGCTGCCAAGAAGATTCAGAAGAAAGGTGTGAAGTATCGACAGCTCTACGGCGTGGAGTTCTACTTCGTTCCTTCACTTTCGCAGTGGCGTATCGATTACGAGGCCCACAAGCAATCAGTCAAGGACGCGAAGTCTGCAGCTGAGGCTGAGAAGAAAGCAAAGATTCGAACTGACATCGACGCTGACGAGGCAGCAGAGGAAGAGGAGGCCGGTGGCCACGTCGTGGAGGATGAGGCAGAGACGAAGGCCGACGACTACAAGGAGAAGCCTGACTGGCAGCGTCGTTACCACCTCGTGGCAGTGGCGCAGTCAGCTGAGGGGCTCGCGAACATCAACCGTCTCGTCAAGGCATCATTTAAAGACGGATTCTACCGTTATCCACGCATCGACTTCGACCTCCTCAGAAAGTGGGGCAAAGGGATCGTGTGGTCGAGCGCCTGCCTCGGCGGAACAATGGCGGGTACAATTCTACGAGGCGTAGCACATAATAGAACTTCTGAGCAAATTATTGCTGATCTTGAAGTTCTCACAGGTCAGTTCGTCGAAGCAGTCGGCCAAGAGAACTTCTTCCTCGAACTGCAATTCAATAAGCTCGAGAAACAACACACCGTAAACAAGTACCTCATCGACCTGTCTCGAAAGACCGGTGTGAAGCTGCTGGCCACATGCGACTCTCACTATCCAGATCCCTCAAAGTGGCAGGCCCGTGAGCTCTACAAGAAGCTGGGCTGGATGGGCACGAAGCTAGACGAGCAAGCACTACCGAAGTTCGAGGACCTGAAGTGCGAGCTGTATCCCAAGAACGCTACCCAGATGTGGGACGAGTTCAAGAAGTCCTACGAACAGTACGACTTCTACAAGGGTTCCGAGGAGGAAGTTCGTGACGCGATCGAGCGGACTCACGACGTCGCTTGGCAGCATTGCGAGGACACTTGGGTCGATGTGAAACCAAAGCTGCCCAAGGTCGACACACCAGAAAAAACAGCATTCCAGCAGCTCACTGAGCTTGTTAAAGAAGGTCTTACCCGCGAAGGTCTTGCTGATAAGCCTGAGTATGTCGATCGAGCTAAATATGAGCTCGGAGACATCAAATATCTGAATTGTGCTTCTTACTTCATTACGATGTATAAAGTGTTCAATCTTGCGAAGGAGAAGACGCTCTTTGGAAGCGGCCGCGGGAGTGGTGCGGGATCGCTCGTCAACTTCCTGTTAGGCATCACGCAGATCGATCCGATACCATACGGTTTGCTTTGGAGCAGATTTTTAGGACGACACCGAGTGAGCTTTCCGGATATCGATACAGACGCAGGTGACAGGGATGTCCTTATCGATGCGGCACGAACTCTGTTCGGCGATGACGCCGTGATCCCGGTGTCCAACTTCAACACCCTGAAGCTTAAGTCCCTCGTCAAGGACATCGCCAAGATCTACGGCGTGCCCTTCGAGGAGGTGAACGAGATGACCGGCCCTCTCCAGGACGAGGTGATGCCGCTGGCTCGAGACGAGGACCAGGAGAAGTCGGTCTTCGTGCTGAAGCATGAGGACTGCATGAAGTACTCGCCGAAGTACACGGCCTTCATGGAGAAGTATCCTGACGTTGCTGCACACGTCGAGACACTGTTCATGCAGAACAGGTCCATCGGAAGGCATGCAGGAGGCGTACTCTTAGCAGATCCTGAAGATCTTGCTGCAAACATGCCTATCATTGGCGTCAGAGGCGAGCTGCAGACACCGTGGACAGAGGGTATGAACTTCCGCAATCTGGAGGATAACGGCTTCTTGAAGTTTGACTTCCTAGGTCTCACGCTTCTCAAAGATGTCGAGAACTGCATTAGACGCATTCTCATCAAGAATGGCAATCTTGATCCTACCTTCCTGGACATTAGAGGCTTCTTCGACAAGCATCTAAACTGTCGATACGTGAAGCAGGACGATCCTGCTGTGTGGAAGCATGTCTACCAGGACGGCTCGTTTGTGTCAGTCTTCCAGATGACTGCAGAGGGTGCTCGGAAGTTCTGCAAGGCAGTTAAACCGACGAAGATCGAAGACCTCACAGCTATTACAGCGATCTACCGCCCTGGGCCTCTCAAAGCAAACGTGCACAACCTCTTTGTCGAAGCTAGAAAGCTTGACAAGATCAATTACCCACACCCAATCATCGAGCAAGTCCTTGGACCTACGAAAAATTTCGTTGTGTATCAGGAACAATTTATGTTGTTAGCAGAAAAACTAGGTGGCTTTACACCTGGTGAAGCTGATCAGCTGCGCAAGACGCTAGTTAAGAAGTCGCTTGACACGCTGGACAAAAAGTCATCAGAGAAGGAGCTTGCTAAGCAGAAGTTTATTGAGGGTGCTCAGCGACTTCACGGAGTTCCTCCAGAAGTGACCGAGCCTCTTTGGCAAACAATTGACAACATGAGCGTCTATTGTTTCAATAAATCCCACAGTTTAGCATATGCTATCGATTCCTACTATGCAGCATGGCTTCATACACACTACGAGAAAGAGTGGCTGGCAACTGCACTTCAATCAGCTTCCAGCAACCCAAAAGAACTTGCGAAGACGATCTCCGAGATCAAGGCGTTAGGCTTCAAGTTCTCGAAGCACGACATCAACTACTCGGACAAGGAGTGGCAGTTCTCTGAGGAGGCCGATGCTTTCGTGCCGCCTCTCGGTTCAGTGAAGGGAATTGGATCTGCAGCAGTTGAAGAGATCATGGCGAACAGGCCCTACAAGGATCTAGCTACTATGCTCTATGACGACGCAGGTGAGTGGCGACACAGCAAGGTGAACAAGACAGCTCTGTCAGCTCTTTGCAAGATTGATGCGCTTTCTTCTTTGGAAGATTTTAATCTAGGTAGAGTTAATAATCATAAGCAACTTCTAATGGCTTTGACAGATGACAAGAATTACGAGATGCTTCGACGTGGTCTCTACGGCCTGACTGCATCGCAGCTGAAGAAGAAAGCTAAGGCCGGCGAAAAGATCGAAGCTTTCTTGGATCTAATGCTTACATCGCTAACAAATGTCGAAGATTGGTCTCGAGAAGAAAAGATTGAGATGTGTCAAGATTTAACACAATCTGTGGACACTGACCTGCTGTTTCCTCCCGCAGTCATGGAAAAGATTGCAGAAAAAAATGTTCCAAAACTTCATGATGTACCAGCAGGGGCTGAGGGAATAGGATGGTTCTGCGTTGCTGAAATTCAAATGAAGAAAACTAAGAATGGTAAAGTTTTCTATCGAATTAAAGCAACAGACGATGAACATCGAACAGCTTGGGTTAGAGCATGGGGAACTCCAAAGGAAGAAATTCGTCCATACACACTTTGGGTTGCTCAAGTTCAAAATGATCCAAACTGGGGATTCTCAACGTCTGTGTATAAGATGCGTGAACTAGTTGGGTGAGACTACAATGAAGACACAACTTCCTATCAGGTATATAATCGTCGAAGGACCGGACCTTGCAGGTAAATCTACGTTTATTCAGCAACTGCATAAGGTGACAGGTTTTAAATACAATATTCAGGATAGATCATGTCTTTCTATGTTGTGCTACGCGAGACAGTATAGTCGGGATATTGATCTACAGCGTCAATTCTTGCATGAAGAGTTGTCTGATCTTAATAACTTTTTTATTGTGCTCCTACCATCAGAAGAAGTTTTGCTAGATCGACTTGCGTATAGAGGCGATGAGTTTCAGAATTCATCATCCGTTGTGACTCTTAGAAATCTATTTGTTGAAGAGACTGAAAGTGTTGAGCACAAACCGAATGTTCTCGTGATTAGAAATATTGCTTCAGCAGAACAGCTAGCTGAGTATGTCAGTCAGCGTTTGCGCTCATATGAAAGTCCTACAATTGAAAAAGCTGGTGCGATGACTTCACGCTGGATTACAAGTGATCAACATCCTGAAATGCAACTAAAGCTTAAGCTGCACATCAATCCAGCACATGATGATGCTGAAATACTCAAACATCCGCATGAAGGTGAATATTATTCTGGAATATTGGAAAGATGTTGCTCAATTATTCAAGATGAATTGGATGGAAAGAATCCGTACAACAAACCACAAGATCTCACGTCAAGACGGTTCTTCTATTCAAGTGATTCTTGCATCTCATCTATTCACTTTTTGCCAAGAGACGGCAGTTTAAAAGTTCTTTGCACGCTCCGCAGTACTGACGTTAACAAGAATGGATCGATTGACACGAGATTTTTAGCTCACTTGTCAGCTTTCGTTGCTAGGAAATTTAAATGGCCAACATCTAACATTGCGCTTTTCATCAACTTTAATAGTGCACATGTAAGAAAAGATTTAGAGTGACATTATAATTGCTGACATGATTAAGATACTGATAACTGGCGCTGCAGGTTTGCTGGGAAATAATCTATCACGACATTTTATTAGCAAGGGATTCAGGGTTGTCGGAGTAGATGACTTTAGCGGTGGATTTAAAGATTTAGTGCATGAAAATGTGCATCTGTATGAATGTAATCTGACGGACGATAAAAAAGTTTCTCAGATCTTTATGACAGAAAAACCCGACTATGTGTTTCACTTTGCAGCATATGCAGCTGTTGGTTTGAGTCCATTTATACGCAGGCACAACTATATGAATAATGTTGTTGCTTCTGCAAATGTTATTAATGCGTGTGTCAATTATGGAGTTCAAAAGCTAATATTTGCAAGCTCAATGGGCGTATACGGCACGCAAGATCCACCGTTTGTTGAGTCCCAGCGACCTATGCCAGAAGATCCGTATGGCATTGCAAAATTTACAATAGAGCAGGACATACATGCTGCAGGTCGCCTTTTTGGCCTGAGATACAGCATCGTAAGGCCCCACAATGTCTTTGGTGTCTACCAGAATATTTGGGACAAATATAGGAATGTAATAGGCATCTGGATTAGGCAGAGTTTATCTGGACAACCCCTGACAATCTATGGTGAAGGCAAGCAGATGCGCTCTTTCTCCGACATTGAATTTTACATGGAGCCTTTTGAGAAACTATTGGAGCTAGGTGATGGTGAGATTTACAATATTGGTGCTGATAGCTACGTCTCTATTTCCGAAGCTGCAAGTAGATTTCAGTCTGTTGCAAAGCATAATGGTCTTGACACTTCGGTTATTCACCTCGAACCTCGAGATGAAGTAATTTTTGCTTATTGCGATCATTCAAAAGCCAAGAGTCAGCTAGGTTTTAAAGACGGCACACATTTTGAAAATCTAGTTAACAAAATGATTATATGGGCGAAAAGTCAACCACAAAGACCTGTTAAGTTAATGGATTATGAAATAGAAAAGGGAATGTACTCTTATTGGAAGAAGAGTTAATATGACTGCGTACAAGGAGAGCAGAAATGATTAAGGCGCTTATTACTGGGGGAGCTGGTTTTATTGGAAGCAATTTATGTAATACACTACATAAAATGGGATGGGATATTGACATTGTTGACAATATGTCTAATGGTCATGTTGAATTTTTGCATGTTGATCTTCGATCAGAAAAACTTTGGGTTGAAGATTTTGCTGCTTATGAAGTTCTTGAAAAGATTGGTAGCAAAGAATATGATTACGTCTTTCATTTGGCTGCAAATCCAAGAGTAACTTACTCTATTGAAAATCCTGTTGAAACACATGAAACTAACGTTTTGAAAACGTTAATGCTGCTAGACGCATGTAAAGGCAATATTAAGCGCTTAGTTTTTGCTGCATCTTCATCTACTTATGGAAATGCCGATGTACTCCCAACGACCGAGGATTTGCCAGACAGCCCAAAATCACCGTATGCTTTGCAGAAAGCAATCGTTGAAAAATACTTAAAACTTTATAGCGAGCTCTACGGTTTAGATTCTGCCTGTCTTAGGTTCTTTAATGTTTTTGGACCGAACCAGCTTGGTGATTCCCCCTACTCTACGGCAATTTGTGCATGGTTGACAGCAATTAAAAGAGATAAATCAATGAGATCAGACGGCGATGGATCTCAATCACGCGACATGTGTTACGTTGATAATGTTGTTGATTGCTTGATTAAAGCTGCAATTGCTGAGAAAAATTTAAACGCTGAAGTTTTAAACGTTGGTGTTGGTGAAAGCGTTTCTAACGCCGAGATTCTTAAATATCTTAAAAAGAAGTATCCACAAGCAGTCTCACATGACGCTCCGTGGAGACCAGGCGATGTCATGCATACTAAGTCTGATATCTCAAAGGCAAAGAGGCTTATCGGATATGAACCAAAAGTTGATGTCTGGCAGGGCTTAGACAAAACTATCGTATGGTTTGAGGAAAACTGGTCCTGGCTTAAGAATATGTGAGGATTGATCATGACTATTGTACCTGAGTTTATTGTTTACACCGGCCCGATGTTTTCTTCAAAAACATCAAGTCTTCTATCTTCACTTGAAAGATACAAATATCAGCACAAGAGAATTGTGCTCTATAAGCCTGAAATTGACGACAGATATAGCATTTCCGAAGTTGTCACACATGGCGGTCTTAAGATGCCTGCGTTTTGTGTTAAGACGGGCGCTGATATAATTGAGCACTTAGCAACTCTTAATGAAAATCCACACGTAATCGCAGTAGATGAGGCATTCATGATTGCGGGTGTTGCAGATACACTTATTTGGCTGTATAGAAATGGTTACACTGTTGTTGTATCATCTTTGGACTTGTCAGCTGCAGGCACTGTTTTTCATGAGATTGAAAAGATGATGATCTGGGCGACTAGAGTTGAAAAATGCACCGCTGTTTGTACTGTCTGCGGTAGAGATGCTCATTACACTCATAAAAAGCAGACTGGGGGAGAAGAGATTGAAGTTGGTGGATCGGAACTTTACGAGCCAAGATGTTTCTTACACCATCTGCATATTGATAAGAGGCTAACGGACTGACATGGACAGACCCGCATGGCCTGAAACGTGGATGAAGATTGCTTGGAATATCTCAGACAGATCTTATGATCCTCGACTAAAAGTTGGCGCTATAATTGTTTCAGACGATAATACTCGATTGCTTTCACTAGGCTATAACGGAAATTATCGAGGCGGTCCAAATGAGCCTGAGAGTGATGTGCCCGGACAAAGCGGAATGATTCACGCAGAAGTAAATGCATTAATTAAATGTGATTATAATTTCAATAGAAAAAAGATCATGTACCTAACACATTCGCCGTGTGTATCATGCGCCAAGCTTATTGTAAATGCCGACATTGCCAGTGTAATTTATGACGTGGAGTACAGGGATCTTTTGGGCTTGCAGATACTTACAAATTCAGGCATTCATGTAAATAGACTGGGTGACTTGATAATTAGATCTTGAGAATCTGTGCAATGAAGAAAAAAGATAATGACTTTATCAGACTCATGCGTGAAGAGTGGAATGCAAAAATGTCCGCGCTTCAAGAAGAAGTTGAGCTTATGTTTAATACCAAGGTCGATAATGATAAAAAGACTGTCATTAGCCCCGGCTTAAAGATAAGAAGCAAAGATGAGCAAATTCTTTATAAAGTAGCCGCCGTGAGCATTAGAGGAGTCGATTTAAGACCACCAGATGCACCTGAAGATGGCTCTAAAGACTTCTTTGTTGACAAGGACACCCTGGAGAAAAACTATGAGCTCGATTAAGAAAAGCGATGAAATTCTTGGCATTGATGTCAATAGCATTATAAAAAATACTTTTAAAGAACAGTCAAAGACTTCTTCTGGCGGTCTAAAACAGGCGCTTGATGAAGCTTTTGTGCATGAGCCAAAACAGTTTAAGCAAGTTACTGAATTCTTGTCTGAGAAGGCAAAATCTGCACATATTGAACTCTATAAGGGCTACATTGAGTCTTTTAATAAGGTGTCAGCAAAACTAGATTCAGTCAATAGATCTGAAGCAAATTCTAGACACGCCGATTACAGATCATTAAAACTTGACGAAGCGTATAACTTGAATGGTACATGGCTACACGAACTTCACTTTGCTAATGGTTTTGATCCACATTCAGAAATAGTAATGGATTCAATGTCTTATCTTCGACTGCAGAGAGACTTTGGAACTTTTGAAGATTGGCAGAGAGATTTCATTGCCGCCGGCATGAGCGCAGGTAATGGCTGGGTTGTTACAGGTTTTAATATGTTCTTAAAGAAGTATGTTAATACAATTGTTAGCCATCACAGTGGCGATATTCAAATGGGTCTCTATCCAGTAATTGTGGTTGACATGTGGGAACATGCTTATTTTAGAGACTATCTTACAGACAAGAAGTCTTATTTGATTGCACAGATGAAAGAGCTGAATTGGACAGTCATTGAGGAGCGCTTCAAGAAGGCTGAAGCCATAGCTCAGGTGTTAAAATGAAAAATTCTATGTTTAGACATCTTGTAGCTTCGCTCTTATCAGAAGCAGACAAAAACGACAAGAAAGTAGAGATAGAGGATTCTCTCGATGCTCAAGTCGATAAATTCTTAATTTCATATGAGAAAGACTCAAAAGCTGTCAAGAAAGAATCATTTGACTTTAGGCAGTCAATGAGAGATATGCTTATTGAAGCAGAAGAAGGCGAAGAAGAAAAATCAGACGATGATAACAAAGATGAACCAGCAGAGAAATTACCTGCTGAAGATCTTGACATGGAGGCTTTCGTCAATAACGTAATGCGGCTTGTTGAGAACTATGATAGCTTGCTTGAGGTGAGAGATACAATTCTTAAAAGAGCGCTAAATTTTATAGCTAAAAATTACAAAAAAGATGCACAGACTTCTTTTGAAGATACAATGCTCGAACTGTATGGTGTAAAAATTGGTAGTTCCAAGCAAGATGTTGATGATGAATATTTCCCATCACCAAAAGCAGGTGCTGCCGGCCCGAGCGCTGGGGGTGGTGGTTGAGACACGATATTTTTCAGGACAGAAAAAGTATTCACATAAAGCTGTCCAAAGAATCACATGCTGCTTTGCGTGAAAAACTTTTTAAGTTTGGCCTGACTATGCAAGATGTGTTTGAAGAATTAGCTGTTTTAGTTTTGTCAGATAATTCTCGTGCCGATAGACTGATACAAAGCATCATAAGGAAGAAAATAAAAGAACAGTTAGATGGTCCAAAGAAAAATGTGAGTCATCGACGATCTATGAATGAATTTGATGCAGAAACACTGTATAATTTAATTGAAGAAGGACAAGAATTTGATGACGACAGACAAGCATGATAATGACTCTATTGTGAGTCAACTAGTCAGCTGGTTAAATAAACATGCTGAATCAAGGCAGTCTGATCCTGAATCAGAAGAATCTCAGAAATCTTTTGATGATGTCACATTAGAACAGTCTGTTTCAATTCTTTCACAGACACTCACAAAGTGTATTGGTGAAATCTCTAAAGTAGCACTTTCTTTATCTTCAACAATTAAAGCTGTCAATGAACATTCGACTATGATTGAAGAGCTATATACAATACAGACGTCTATCTTAAAGCTTCTCAAGACAGGAGCAGTAACTGCACCTACCTCGCACGAGTCTAACAGTCACGACAAGAATAAGAAAAAAACAGAGAAACCTAATTAGTTTTCTATGAGCTTATTTTTAATAAAACTCTGGGAATTCACCAAGAAGAATTGGCAAGCACTTATCGTTTTAGCTGCAGCAGTAATAATTGTTTGGCAGGTACGCAGTTTTTTTATTAGTCGTGAAAATAATCTTCTTAAACAGATGGAAGACATGAAGAGAATTCATGATGAAGAAATTAATTCTGTAAAGAAAGCACATGAAGAAGAGCGTCAGCGACACGACAAAAACGTGAAGAAGCTAGAAGAAGATTTAAAAACTTCACAAGACAAATACGATCAGACAATTCTAGAACTCGAAAATAAGAAAAAGATAAATGTTGTCAAGATTGTGAAAAAATACGGCAAGGATCCTGCTGAGTTGGCCAAAAAAGTTCAGTCTATCACAGGTTTTGAGATCGTCATGCCGGAGGTAAAAAAATGAATTTTAAAAGAGCCATTTCTTTAGGAACATGTTTGTCTCTAATTTTTTCAACAACAGAGCTGCATGCACAGTCACCTTCACCCGAGCCCGACCCACAAGAAACAATTTCTAAAATTTCCCCCATGCGCCAGGGCGACGTCGCGCCATTCACTGGCGTTTTATTTTCACCAAAGGCAACTGCAACTATTATCACTGAGTTTGAGACATTTGACGAGAGAATGAAACTTGAAGTTGACAAGGCAGTAAGAGACACTATTGCAAAAAAACAATTTGAGATCAATGAAGTTAGTTCAAAATGCACCACAGATAAAACTGTTCTTCAAGCCGACATAACTGCTAAGTCAAAACAGATAACAAAGCTGTCAGAGGATCTACAAGTTGCGCAAAATGCTGCAGCAAATGCTCCAAGTAGACTAGTTTGGACAGGAATAGGCGTCGCAGTAGGGGCCGCAACTGCCATTCTTATCACTTTTGCCGTCAACCAGGCTTCTAAATAAAGATTTGCAGCCTATTTAGTGTGCGGAGTTCTGACACATGAGCGAAGAAGCACAAATAAAACAAAAACCAAAAAAAGAAGTTTCTAAACTGTGGATCATTGGCACCGATGGTAAGGCTTCAGTAAGTGCAACATTTGCAACAATTGCGTTTCTAGCTACGACTGCTGCTTACGTTGCTTCAATTGTTGAAGCATATGGTGAATTAAAGTTTAGACCATTTGATGTCGCAGCTTGCGGTGCTTACATGGTTCCAATCTTATCACTTTACTTTGGCCGTCGCTGGACAGAGAAATCTTCAAAGAAAGAAGACTGAAATGCAAGCGATGCGAAAGTCAGGTGCCTCTGTTAGAGATAGCAGATTTGATCATCCTCCTTATGTGCCTGAGGACGATAAACCCATCGACGCTTCGGATGTGGTTGACCCATCAGCTCTGGCTGTAGATCCGAATAATGAAAATTTTATTCCATCTAATAAAGATGAGCTAAAATTAGCTGTGCAAACAATGCTATCCGATATAGATAATTTAGAAATACCAAGAACATATCAGATAATCAAAAAATCAATTGATAAGATGCGCGAGGAGCAAGAAATGAAAAAATTGAGTGCCGTTGATGAGTCAATAATTCGCCGTGTAATTAGAAGCTTTTTAAATGAAGCTCCCGCAATCTCAGCCCCGCAGTCAACATCAATCGACAAATATGCAACCGACCCCGAGATAGTTGATCTTGTTTTAAGCTTTAAGCCAAGTGAAAAAGATGAAGGCGAAGAGTCTAAGAAAAAGAAACTAGTCAATTTGCAAAAACAAGTCGAACGTAAGCTTAAGTCAAAAGGTATCAAAGCAGATGTAGAAATGATGGCAGCGCAAGTAATGGATAAAATTTTAGATCCTCGAAATGCTGCCGCTAGAGACCAGTATCTTAAGTCTTATGAAGTGACAAAGCTTGACCCTGGCGCCTCTGCTTCATATGGTCCCGGAGATCCTAAGTGGGAATCAGAAGTTAAGAGTCTTAGAAGCACACTTCAAGGAATGTCATTTGATAAGGAAGTTGACAAGGGCATTAGTTCAGCAGCGCTTAGAATCGTTAAGAATCACGCTGATAATCCTGTCAATCTAGTCAAGAAGACTGCTCGCTGGCTTAAAGACAATGTTTCTGGTGACATTGGAGCAAACCTTTCGCTAGTTATTCAAACAGTAATTGATCTTGGCGATGACTCTGGTGATGAAGACGTCAAAAAAACTGGCATGAGCATGCTAGACGTGATCAAATCCCAGCCGAAACTTGTGCCTAGTGAAAAGAAAGCAAAGACGGGGGATGAGTCTCGTGATGCGATTGCATCAGCTGTTGGTGTCAAATATGGCACAAACGTTCGCGGTATAGAAGAAGAAGCACTTCAAAAATTTAAAGAACGAATCTCACCAGACTCAACTGTAACTGACGCTGAGCTAAAAGCTAGCGTTGAAATTGCAGTCATGTATGCGTTAAAAGACTTCTTAAACGCAATTCCCGAGTCTGATCTTTATTCCAAGGAAGATATTGCACTTCTTAAATCTCACCCAGATATAGCAACTGAACTTCCAATATTTAGAGTCTTCTTAAATGGTTATCTTGATAATCTTGATGTTGATGAATTTGTTGACAATCCAGATAATACTAGCATAAAAAATGCCGCATTGAGAAACGGTCTCAGGGCACTTAAGGGTGAACTTAAGAAAGTCTTTAAAGACGAACCAGCTGAGCTAGCTCCGGAGCTGACAGACAAATACATCTAATGGTGAAGTATGACCCGAGATAGACAAATAGTAGCAGCTGTACAGTACGAACCAAGGCTCTTGGACGTGCATTTTAATCTTTTGCAAGGCCAGCAACTTGCATTTGAAGCTGCAGCAAAGGGTGCAGCTGTAGTTGTTCTGCCGGAACTTTGTTTAAGCGGCTACGTTCTGAGAGATAAACAGGAAGCAGCTAGTTGTGCGCAAACATCAAATGGCTATCAAACTGAAGCCTTCATACCAATTGCTAAAAAATACAATACACACATTGTGTTTGGATTTGTTGAGCTAAAGGAAGGCAAACTTTATAATTCTGCAGCCGTAGTTGGTCCGCAAGGTTTAGTCGCAACATGTCAGAAGCACAATCTGTGGGGAAGTGACTATCTATGGGCAGAGTCGGCCGACAACTTGTTACCAGTTGTCACTACCAGCGTTGGTCGTCTAGGCGTTTTAATATGTCGTGATGCAATGAACAACGACAGAGACACATATAAATTCTTTAAAGAGAATCACAAGTATTACAGAAAAGGTTCTGTTGATACAATAGCGCTATTGACTAACTGGGGCGCTGATTTTGGCTATCCTGATTCAACTTGGGTAGAATTAACTGAAGAGACTGGTGCTAACGTTATTGTGTCAAACAGAGTCGGTAAAGAGCGTGATATGAAATACAAGGGCGGGTCTTGCATTGTCGATAGAGAAAGAAAAGTTTGGACTCACGGATCCTCATTTAATGAGTCCGCCGTCGTCGGGGGTTATGTCATTCTATGATTCGATCTCTTGCTGATTTGCATGAATCTTTTATCAATAAAGCTCGCGAGCCTATGATCAAAGGATCCCTTCCGGTGCAACCAAAAGAAGATTTTCTTCCGATTGTTGCCATGAATACCTGGAAGAAGTCGCAAGAATTTTACGTAAAAAAATTTGAATTTAGAACACAGAAACACCGAAACGATTTTATTAAAATTCTTCTTGAGTATGAAGACGAAGTTGAACATAATGCTAAGATGGTCGTGAACGAGGGATTAGTCGTTCTAATGCTTCAAACTAAAGATGTGGAAAAAGTCACAGAGTTAGACAAAGAGTATGCCAAATACGCAGATGCAGTGTATAAAGATGTAGTACTTTTACCAGCGTGACTATGATAGACCAAGACACAGCGCGATTATTAGTGAGTGAAGCTCTAAAAGACAGACTTGCAATTAAGGAGTCGGGAGAAGTAACTTTAGAACAGGGCAGTCCGTTAAACCTGGAATTAATCCTATCTGCAGACGATCAAGATAAATTTTCATTTAGCGGTCCACTTATCGATCTTGAGATTAAATCACAAGTAGAAAAATTTTTGCAGTTTAAATCAAGTGTTCAAGATGCGTATGAACTACTAAATTTATTAAACGGTCACACGTGCAAATGCTTTGAGTATAGCATTGTTTACCTTGGTAAGGCGGTAAAGTTTACTGGGCCTTACGATGCAACTATTAGAAAAATAACAAATTTTGATTACTCAAAAAATCAGTGCACTGTCAGCATTGAACTAATTAAAACTGATCAATAATTACAACAGAGGAAAAGTTTAATGCAGCCTTCTAACACAAAGCGGTCCTTGACTGAAATTTTAGACAACATAATAAATCAAAGCTTGCGTTCAGCAAAAAAGAAATCTAAAAATCTTTTTGAAGCAGACGAGGCTGATCCTTTTGATGATGACGCCGCAGAAGGCAAACAAGACAAAGACACAAGCATCGTTGATGATAAAAAAGAGGAAGAAAAGCTCAAGAGGGGCGACATCACAGTTGACGATGTTATTGAAAAGTTAAATGCTATCAGATCAGGCAAGTCTTACAAAGATGAAGAAATTTTAACAAAGCTTTCTGAATATATTGATGAACTTAAGGATGCAGAGAAAACTGCGTTATTAGCATTCTTGAAAGCGCTCGCTCAAATTGTAACAGGTGAAATTGCTACCAAAGATGTTTTAAAGCCCTCTGAAAAGCCCGTCGACGTAAAGATGGAAAAGGAACCCGCCGTCAAAAAGCGAACTATTAAGCCGATGGTGATCAAAAAACCTGAGATGGAAGATGAGAAGGAAAAGACCCCTGCCGAAGACACTAAAGGTCCGGTTCCAATCGTAGCTAAAAAGAAAGGTTGAGTCATGATGCAAGTCGCAGATACAGTTGATATTGTTCTTAGTTCAGGTGACATAGCATCTATAGAGATGTCATCAGAGCTCTTAAAAAGAATTAGACAAGCATATAACCTTGATGAAAGCCAACGGCCCACTGCGTCTCAGGTTAAATTCTTCTTAGCAAAATCAATGCAAAATGCTCTGGAGATGGAGTGATGCACTTTAGCGTCATTAAACAGTACATTAGACTTATACTGACAGAAAGCAAGCTTAGAGAAGCAGAAATTTCTGGAGACAGAAAAGTTCCCTGGGGATGTCAAGATCACATTGACGATCTTGAAAACCGTGTTTTAGATGCAGAATATTGGCGCAATAAACATCCAAGAGGATCTGTAAAAAGATACCATTGGGGGACAGTTTTGCGTCAGCTCAAAGAAGAGCTAAAATCTGCGAAGAGGACTGCGCAACAAAGACAGTTGCACGAAAAAGACGAGGAATAAAATGGGTGGCGCAGCTGGGCATCTTCAGCACTTGTACGAAGATAGAGATCTCACTTTTAAAGATCTTAAAAAGATTTTAAGTGACGCCTCACAGGGTAACCTCGAGGAGGTGACAGAGAAATTCGATGGCATGAACATAATGTTCAGCTGGGAATATTCTACGAATGCTCTTCGCGTCGCACGATCTGATGGCGATATAAAGCGCGGCGGGATGAATGCAAAGCAGCTATCAGAAAAATTTAAGGGCCGAGGTCAACTCTCCGAAGCATTTAACAATGCTTACAAGGTCTTGCGAGGAACTCTTAGCACATTGTCACAGCATGACAAAAAAAGCATCTTCGGCACCAATAAAAACAGATGGTATTCGGTTGAAGTAATTTACGCGGAAAATCCAAACGTAATTAATTACGATTGTAATGCGCTGACATTTCATAGCTGGCCCGTTAAGTCGCTGAATTCGAACAGGGTTGTCGTAGTTGAAGCCCCAGAGGCTGCTGACACTTTGATTAAAAATGTTGATAAGATGCAGAAATCTCTTGTGCAGTCAACATGGAAAGTCTCAGGCCCGTTTATCTTGAAATTAAAGCGGTTGTCTGATGGTACCAGCTTAAAAGAGGCTGTGAACACTGTCAATGCAGCAATGATGAGAGCGGGCGTTTCTGACAGAAATACCTTAGGCGACTATTTGCGTTCACTTCTCGAAGAAAGTGTTCTTGATCTCATGCTCACTCCAAAGGTTTCGGAGATGGTAGTCTCTCGATGCATGGAAGACTCTTTTGCACCTTCTCTGATTGATATTAAAAAACTAGTTGAAAAAAATGAATATGTTGCAATTAGACAATTTGTAGAGAATTGTCCGAGCCTATTCAGAGAATATCTGCAACCCATCAAGCATGCCATTAACGTACTGGCTACTGAAATGCTAGAGGGGCTGAAGTCGTCGTTAATCTCCAATGGAGAGCAAGAAATTTCTAGGATTAGGCAGACTGTTAGCTCAAAAATTAGTGAAATTACAGCTTTGGGAGACAAGAAAACTTCTCATCTTCTTGAAGAGCATCTACGCAGTTTAGGATCAATTGACAGAATTGTAACTCCTGTCGAAGGTGTCGTGTTCGTCTACAAAGGACGCACTTATAAATTTACAGGTTCTTTTAGCGCAGTTAATCAAATTCTTGGACTGACTCGTTATTAGTATCTAGCTTGCTAAAATATTTCTAATGAATGTTCTTAACAAGGATTCATTTTTCTTTTTAAGAAGCATACTAGCTATCTCTTTGCTGTGCTTCCTCACATTGGGAGGTAACATTTCAGCAAAGCTTTTAAGATCCCCTGCTTCAAGATATGATCTCATTGCGGTGCCGCTGATATCAGGCGTCTCGAACCCGCGAGCCACGCCCCGAGTATTAATCTGGCCTGCAGCCGCTAGTGTCGGCGCGTACTGCATGAGAGACTTTTCATTAAATCGCTGAATGTCTTCACTGTCTGAATAGATAGTGAAATTATCTTCTGATTTTTCAGACTCGGCTTTCTCCAATTCCTTCCAGACAGCTGCAACAGGTACACCAACGTCTATCATCTGCACTTTGCTTGGCAAGCTTGGTCTGACAAATTTATCAATTACTTTCTGCATGTCAGCACCATAAAGTGGAAGTTCACCCTTTCGTGTTCTATCCGCTGTTGAACTAAAAACATAGACTAGATCATTTTCATCAGCTGCAATTCTGATGAGTGCATCGTGTCCTGCGTGGTAGGGCTTGAAGCTTCCTGGAACGAGACCAATTTTCATATGCCTATATTTATCTCATGGAGAGAGTAAGATAAATTCATGAGTGGCGTAATTTCCTGCGGTGCTGTTGTGTACAGGTTAAATCCTGCACCACAAATTTTACTCATCAAGCAAAGCAGATATGACGATCTCTGGGGTATTCCAAAAGGTCATATGGAACCTGGTGAAACTTTTATAGAAACGGCATGTAGAGAAGTTAGAGAAGAGACTGGCGTAAAGATACAAGTTGTGAGTCGTCTTCCTCATGTCGTCTTAAAAAAGAAAAAATTTAAGAAAACAGTCATTCCATACCTTGCTGTGCAAATTTGTAACTCAAAGCCCCGCTGCGATGATGAGAACAGTGAAGTTCATGATGTGAGATGGTTCAATATCAATTGTCTACCACCGATCTATAATTATCAGCAACCCGTCATTGAAGCCGCCTTACTATTCATCTCATAGTTATATTTACGTAAGATAAAATGAATTCCCGACAAGAACGCCTTCTAAAAGAATATATTCGTCAGTCATTATCCGAAAAAAGCAAAAGCCTGAATGAGGACTCGGGATTTGATGCCGGCTTAGGATTAGGCGGCGCAGATTGGGCTGGGTATGCAAAACTAGGCGTTGGACCATTCATGGACCCTATGTTTTATACGGGTGGTAGAGACCCGAATCCCTTGCTTAAAGCTTTCGTGGAACCCTTTACCGACGTTTTTAAGACTGCTGTAGCGGGAGCTAAAAAAGTCACAACAGACGTCGCCACACTGATGAGAGTCGTATTTGAAGGTGCAATCTCTGCAATAATTCCAGGTATATCCGCTGATTATCAAGCCATATTTGATCGACGAGATGAAAAGATGGCTAAACTAGAGTCTGAATACGCTGATGTGTTTGAGAGAACGGACGCTGCGCTGAAGGACGACGCAAAACTCCTAGCTTTTATGGCAAATCCAGCCGTGTTCTTGGCGGGCTCTGCTGCGCTAAAAGCTCCTGCTGCCACTAAAGAACTCTTGTCTGTTGCAACAGGTGGTGCCACAGACACTGCTTTTGAGAGCGCAAAGTCAGCATGGGAAAAAATAGAACGAGCATTGTTGTCGGGTGACATTACAGCGAAAAAAGCTGCTGCTCGTAAAGAGAGCGTCTACGAAGATTTGATTGCATCTATCGGCGGCGGCGGAAGATCGTCAAAGAGAGAATCAATCAATAGATCGTCTGTATTTCGTATTAATGAAGAAAAAGAGTCTGACAGCTTTAAAGATTTTCTTAAAGATGTTCTTAAAAATGACAGTGTTAGACAAGCAATTTCTCAAAAGATCAAAAGCAACGATCGAATGAAAGATCTGCATAAAAAACTTGCAAGCATAGAAACTGATACTCTCAAAGAGGCAGAGCAATCTGCACAGAAGTTTATCAATCAGGTTAGTAGCTTCGAGGGTGTAAAAAATCTTGCTTCTAAAAATCCTAAAATCAAACAACAGATTGAAAATCTGAACGATCCAAAGGCACAAAAAATGCTAGTTGACAATGTCGAAAAAGCGACCAAGACTGTGTTTATTTCTACATTGTCTACGAGGCTTAAAATGCTTCCAAAGGGTTCTGAAGAACGCAAGCAATATGAACAGGCGCTTGCTAAAGTTACAAAACTCTGAACAAAATTCTTCTTCTTGTGTATGATATTCAATCATGCCAAAGAAGCAACCGAAAAATTATAATATTGCAATTATGCAGCCTGATGAGATTGGTGCTCTGCGCACTCTTGTCAAAGAGTTTGTAACCAAAATTAATGCTGTTGATAATGAGATTGAACTTCTCAAGGGCGATAGAAAAGAAATCATCGAAGAATATACCGACAAGCTTGATATGAAGACACTTCAAGCGGCATTGAAGGTTACAAAAATTCAGAATGAAGTTGCGCATAGAGACACTTTTGATATGTTCCTTGAAGCATTAAATGAAGGGAATGAGCAATCTTGAAGTCTAAGAAAAAAGTCAAGGAAGAAGAAAAGATCAAGAAGATCAAACTTTTTGAACTAAAGCTTTCTAAAATTGAACTTATTCACTTAAGGGACATGCTCAGTATTCTATTCCCCTCTGCAGAGGAGAAAACAATAAGTCAGGCACTTGCAGCTTCTGAACATCGAACATTTGAAGAAGTTTCTTTATGGAAGAAGATTGCTTCTTTGTGTGTAGATGCTGAAGTGCCTATTGACGATGAAGCGCCCGATTATGCCGTAGTTCCAACTGGGCATGCTCCAATGGGAGTTTTTATGCTTGGTCAGGATGATGAGGAGCAAGCTAAGCTATCTTTTCTAAAAGAGCAGACAGAAAATTCTGAAACAAGCAAAGACATTGATGAGGAATAATATGTACGAGATTGGTCAAGTTTTATTTGTTGTTCTTGCGAGCAAGCAGCAGATATTTCCCATGCAAGTGGTTGAAACTGTCACAAAGAAGACTTTAGAAGGTGAAGAAGTCAAATATTGTCTTCAGGCAGGATCAGACAAGTCTACAAAAATTATGCTTGATCAATTAGAAGGTGAAGTCTTTATTTCTGCAGAAGAAGCTAGAAGCACGCTTGTAGAGAGAGCAACTTCTCAAATTAATGCTCTTGTTGCTGCCGCAGAGAAAAAAGCAAGAGTCTGGTATTCGACAGAAACTGAACAAAACAAGATTGATACACGATCATTTATGAAGCAGACTGAAGAACTAAAAGTTTCTTATTTAGACGAAGATGACCAAGAAGAAAGCATGGTCGTTTTACCTGATGGGCAAGTAGCAAAAATTAAAATGCCAGTTGATAAAGCTGTCTAAAAAGATAGTTATCAACTATGAAGATAACAATTAATGCCTTGAAGACTCTTGTCAGAGAGTCGCTAGATACCACGAGGATCATAAAAGAAAGACCATGGGCTGTTGAACATGAATTTTCTTTAGGCTCAGGAAAAGCTGAGGACTCTGAGGGTGTTGCACCCGATGGTTTTGCGATTGTTCTCAAGGGCGAATCGGGTAAAACAGTACGTGTTATTGTTGACACTTACTGGAATCCGCAATCAGGCGACAAATCAGGAAATTCTTTGAAGATTGAAATAGACGGTCAGCAACCTGCTGCTGCAGAGACTTACGTCCCGGTCAGATTTGACACAGGCACCAAACAAAAAATAATCATTTCAAACTCTCCTCTTTCTGGACTGCTTACAGTAGCACACGCTGCTGACCTCAAGGCTGTGCCTATTGTATTATTAGCGGTAAAAAATCCATTTGATATTGACGAAGATATTGAATTTGATACAAAGAATTTAGGCAATGGTGAATTCAAAGCCGATGTTGTGAGATTTTCATCAATCTAGAACATTTGCAAAATTGCGCCCAGATGTGGTAAAGTTTATTACATGGGAATAGGAAAAATTGACCTCTGCGAAGCTAAGTTAATCGCAGAAAAAGTTCTCAGTCACATCGCACCTTCAATGAGTCGGGTTGAAGTGGCAGGTTCAATTCGTCGACGAAAAGAAGTAGTCGGTGACATTGAGATCTGCGGCATCCCAGGAGACAGAGAAAAACTCATTAAATTGCTGGGTGATGTTGGTCAACACATTAAACCCGGTGTACCTGGAGTGGTTCCATGGGAACCGAAGACCACTGCCAAGTATCTTCGAGTACGCCTTCAAGAAGACATGAATCTTGATGTGTTCTTGGCAACTCCTCAGAACTGGGGTGGTCTGTACATGATGCGGACCGGCAGCGGCGCAAGTCCTGATGGAAACACTTTTCATGGCTTCATTCCTGGTATCTTTGGACGATGGAAGAAGATGTCCGGCGGCGGCCGCATGACCGACTGCATGCCTACTATGCCGTCCGGGGAACAACTTTGGGTCCCTGAAGAGCAGGACTTCTTTGATCTTTTGGAGATGAATTTTGTCCCTCCTGAGCAGCGCATCACAAAAGGCGCCATTAAGAAACATGTCAAGGTGGCTTAAAATTAGAGTCACAGCATAATTGTAGCTGTGGTCATAGAGAACTTAACAGTGGGTGCGCTAGTCATACCTAGAGTACCCACGCAACTATTTTCAAGTCTTTTCAAGAACTCTGCCGACGGTGCTGTGTTCGCCCCAGATCCGAGCGTATTTGTGTGGGAGCCGCCCGAGATGGCTGTAGTCGTCGAGGTATTTGAGATGCCGTTCGACAGAAAAAAGCTTTACAGAGTCTTATTGAATCGAGGCGGAGTAGGCTGGGTGTGGGACGATAAACTTCTCTCTGTCTACAAGGAAAGCTAGCGTGAAGGTCCGAAATAGTAGCAGAAAGATCAAAAGCCTTGAGTATTCGATAGAACATCTGAAGCTTGAACTTGAAGAATTATCTGAAGAGATGCAAGATTATGTCGCAGACTTCACAAAAAGTCTGTACGAAACTGCTGACTTCAATGAAGAACATAACAAATTAGCAGACACATCTGAGAACGTAAATGAATTTGTGCAACTATCAGATATGCCTGTTCTACCAGATGACCTTAGAAAACTGTGGAAAAAAATAGCATTAATTACACACCCAGATAAAACTGGAAATAATCCAAGACTCACGAGATTATATAGAAGGGCATCTGATGCCGTAAAGACATCTTCTGCACAAGAATTAGTGCAGATTGCAGTTGAACTTGGTATAGAATCACCGACTATCAACAGGGAAATCACACTAGCTGCGTTAATAGAATTGCAGGCGAATCTTTCTACAAAGCTTTTGTCTCTTCAAAATTCAACTTTGATAAAGTGGGGTAGATCGCAAAACGAAGAAGAGAAAAAGTTCATCATGGATTTTTACATCTCTTCAAAGGGATATAAGAACCGCGGTTGCAACAGTTAGCGAACACGTGATAGAGTATAAACATGACGATTCTTTGTATCGACTTCATGAATCAGTGTCACCGAGCTCGTAGCGGTTTTAAGCTAGGCCCAGCTCCTGTGGTCTTCAACTTCTTTCGACAGTTTAAAGCTCTCGTTGAGGAGTTCAAGCCGAATCGGGTCTATGTTGTTCTCGAAGGTCGACCTGTAAAGAGGCACGAAGCTCTTGCAGAGTACAAGGCAAATCGAGTCATCTCAGAAGATGATCCTCGACGTGAAGAACTCTTGAAATTCTTTGCTCAAAAAGACGTTATTGTAGATCTTCTCACCAAGCATTTTCCTGTATCGGTCGTGAGGCATCCCACGTCTGAGTGCGATGATACCATCGCGAATCTCGTGCGCAGATCCTCTACAGCGATCCCGTGGGTGATCGCATCCTCAGACACAGACTTCATCCAGCTCTTACAAGAGCGAGACAACTTGAGACTCTACAATCCTGTTCGAAAGGAATTTGTGGAAGCTCCTGACTATCCATACGTGACATGGAAAGCTCTTCGAGGTGACGCAACTGACAACATACCAGGAATTCCAGGCGTAGGTGATAAAACTGCAGAAAAGTTGGCGTCAGATCCGGACCTTCTTTCAGCATTTCTTAATAAGCCGGAAATAGCGCCAATATTTGAAAGAAACTACGAGCTCATTAGTTTTATGGAATGGTCTGATGAAGACAGGAGCTTGATGACGTCATCGACTCCCGCTAAAGACTGGCAAACGGTCAAGTCAGTCTTTGAGAATTATGGATTTAGTTCCATTGTGAAAGATGAATCATGGTCTAAATTTGTAAAAACGTTCGATGTGCTCTGGGGTTTAGGTGAGTGAAAGGGGCTGCAACCAGCCTGCTCCAATCCAGCCAGACTGACCAGAAGACGAAAGAACTCTGTAGGCACCTTGTGACCATTCTTCGGACGTAGCTTTCCCAAAATCAAAAGTCATTTCTCTATACTCTAAAATTAGTAGTAATTCTTCAGGTTGGGCGCTACCTTGAGGTTCGTCAAGGCTGCATTCAAGTGATGACCACAATATCAATTGGTCAGCATCAATATTACTAATCGCGAGTTGGCCCGGTCTCAACAATAGCATAGCATTTTTTCTTCATTGTATGCGCTTTTCCTAAATTGTTCATGTAGAATATTTAGAAAGAAAGAGGAATTATGTTGACTAGCAACGAATATGAATTATTAGTACTCGAAGTAAAGAAAGAATTCCCAGATTTTTTAATCTTGCCAAAAGACAAATCTGCGCTCATGAAGTTCATCGATGTTTCATTAATGATGATTACATTTGGGCAAATGAAGAACTTCATGACAGGATTTATTACCACAATTGGCAACAAAGTGTACGTTCCTGATTCTTGGGATAAACATACATTTTCTAGCAAAGCAGAAATTATTCGTCACGAACGCATCCATATGCGTCAGTCCCGCAAATACGGGCGTCTTCTCTTTTCTTTTCTCTACCTCGCATGTCCGTTTCCTGTCGGCATTGCATACTTTCGCAAGAAGTTTGAACAGGAAGCATATGAAGAAAGCCTTAGAGCTCTATATGAGTACCACGGTGAAAAAATCTTTACAGCTAGCTTAAAGCAAGGAATTCTTTCTCACTTCACTTCGGCTCAATATTTCTGGATGTGGCCTTGGAGAAAAGACCTTGAAAAGTGGTACGACTCAGCAGTAGAAAAAGTCAAGTCAAAGACCTAATCTATCTTTCACGAGACACTTAGGGCAAGGTATTCTACCCCATTGAATGTTGTCTGAACTCATCATTCGATGGTATGGATCCCCAATTAGTTTTAGCCACATCTTCAAAGCAGCAGGAGTCAATTGCGAAAGATCAGATAATCTACCCCAGAGCACAGAAAAAAATGCAACACAGCATGCTGGATAACCTTCTCTCTTGCCACTTAATATGTCATACCTGATTCTTCTCAGCATGATCTGAATACTTATATGAAGTTTTATGATGTATAAAATTTCAGAAGGCTTTGCACAAAAAATGCTTAGAGAAGGCTGGTTTGACAAGCTGGCTTCTTTCTTTAAAAAGGGAAGATCCTCTTCCTCTGCCTCAAAAAAAATAGCTGATGCCTGGATTGCTGAAAAAGAAATTGATATTGGCGAAGACTTGTCAGATGAGACAAGAGAACAAATTTATCAATTTGTTGAAAGCAGATATGAAAGAGCGCTTAAAGTTTATGAGGACAGCGATAACCCTGTTAGAAAAGCTGTTTTTGCTATTGTAAGATTGCTTGACAAGAAGATAGGACCAATTGTTGACAGATCTTATAGCAATCAAATTGATCAATACTGAGTCTTATTTGCGTGTTACAATGTTCTCTCAAGAGGCATTGTGAAAAGATATCCCGGTTTTCTTAAAGATCTACAACAACAGTTAGAAGGCTTGCCGCAAGAAACGCTTTCAAGAGTTTCTAGGCATGGTGGTCTAGATCTTCATGATCTAATTTCATTGCTGCTTGAACCGCAAGACTTTACTGTTGATTGTCCTGACGTTCTTTCGCAAGATGAAATATTCCATTATGCAGAGATAAAATCCTCAGAGACAGGTAGAAAACTAATTCTTGATGACGAGGTTGCTTTTTGCATTTTAGCAGGCGGCGCAGGCACAAGAATTGGTGGTCCTAAATGCTTGCTGAGCATCGGTGATGGTGAAACTCTTCTGTCAAGAAAAATTAGACAGGCTGGTGTTTTAAAAAATATCTGGGTGATAGTAAGCCCAGACCTAAAATCACACGTACGTGAGCACTTGACTGAAAGAGGTCTATTTTCAGATAATATAAAAATTATTGAGCAGTTTGAATCTGTTCGACTCACTCCAAGCAATCAATTGTTTTTAATGAACAATCAGGCAAGTTTATACCCATGCGGACACGGGGATGTCGTTCCTGCCTTAATACAGAGTGAAGTTCTACAAAAATTCAATGAGAACGGCGGTAAACACGTTTACGTAGCAAATGTTGATAATTTTTCTGCAAGCATCGATCCTGATATATTGGGTCTTCATCATGAAAACAAAGTGCCAGTTACCTGTGAAGTTGTTGCACGAAATTCAAATGATAGCGGAGGCTTTTTGTGCAAGCACATGGGCATCTCACAGATTGTAGAAGGATTTAGAATGTCTTCTGTCACTGATCAAACAAAGTTTACCCATATAAACACAAACACGATGATTTTTCAGGCAAACCTTGACTTCAATGCTATTGCTTGGTCGTGGCACAGAGTCAAGAAAAATTATAATGGTAATCTAGTCATTCAGTATGAAAGATTGCTTCAGCAGCTAACAGCTCATTTTAAGACTCAATTTGTAGAAGTTGAGAGAGAAAGAAGATTTGCGCCGATAAAGAGCGCGTCAGATCTTGATACTATAAAGAAAAATGATTCCCCCTAGGTCGCCTTATTGTCTTATACAAGAAGATCTGTGGCCTGACAAGTGGAAGATGCTTGTGTCTTGTGTTCTTCTTAATAGAACAGCGAGAAAGCAAGTTGAAAGAATTTTACCTCAGCTTTTTGCATTGTGGCCGTCAGCAATTGACATGGCTCAGTGTGACCCTGCGCTGTTAGCCTCTGTTATATCTCCTTTGGGCTTTAAGAATAGACGGGCTGTTACACTCATCAATTTATCAAAGAATTTTCTAATGACAAATTGGAATCACGCTAGTGAATTACCCGGCATTGGACAATACGGTTCAGCGGTTTGGGACATATTCGTACTTAATAAAATACCAGATCAACCACCAAACGATCATGCTTTGGTTTGGTATTATAACTGGAGATTACAGAATGACCATTAAAAGAAAAGAAGTAGTTAAAGAAAAGAAAGAGAAAGCGCCAAGAAAGCCGCGCCCAAGGAAAGTCGACGCTCAAATTCTACAAGACGCCATAGTTGAAGGCAAGTGGACTGTAGCTGTTGGCCAAGACTTTCTTGTGTCTAAGAAAGTTAGCGGAAGGCAGACGCAGTCAATTTGTACTTTTAAAGAAATGCTCAATGAAAAAACAGTAAATGCTTGGGACAAGTCTCTTGAGCGATGGTTTGCTTTTAATATTGACGATCTAGAAAAGTTTGGAATTGTCGTAAAGAAGTTCTGATGTGTCTTATTTAGAATATGAACTTTCGTGGTATCATAGTATCCATTTTGTTGCTGACGCCATGGACCTTTGTGATACCGGGCGTCGTGTATCTCTTTAAGCAATTAAAAAGTAAAAACAAATAAGGCCGGTTTTTACACCGACCTTTTGCTTTAGTTAATTAAGAATAGACTCAGCTGTCACGCCAGAGGTTATTTGTGGCAAAAACGAGGACCTCCTCGGCGGATTCTGGAGAATATGAGTAATCACGGATCATGGTTTCAACCATGTCACTGTACTTCTTCTGCTGTTCGTCGTTTCTTGTCTTAGACTTGGTGATGATTCTTGCCATTGTTCTAACTGAAGATATCAAGAATGACTCGATTGCATTCTTGAGCGGCTCGTAAGTCTTGTAAGAAACCTTTTCACCTCGTCTCATCTTGGCAAACATGTAAGCTGTGACATCGGATCGGAAGCCGTCCTTTGCTGAACCTGTGACGCCGATCTGCTCTTCAATAGACACCATGAATTGCTCATCAGGCTTGCGCTCTTCTTTGGTGATCCTATCCTTGAGCTTTGATCTCGTTGTGTAAGCCTCAGCATTATCGAGGTAAGAGTCAAAGAGAGACTGTGCTTGTTCCTCATATGCTGAGATGAAAGCCTTGGCAATCTCGGTCTCTAGGATTTTGAGGTACTCTTCTCGAATTGTTTTCTGAAGAAGCTCTAGGCACTTTGACTTGAATTGCTCATCGACAATTTGCTCTTTCACCATCTTGGTCAAAGAATCCATGATAGAGATTGGTGTGATCATGTTCTTGTCGGATGCTGTAAGAGCATTGTCAAGAGCCTTCGTGATGAACCGCGTAGAGATGCCATCAAGACCTTCGTGCTTCGCTTCCTCCCTAAGGTCCTTGATGTCCACCTTGCGAACCCTTCCCTTTTCGAGGACGTCTTCACCGTTGTAGATCTTCATCTTGGTGAGGAGGTCACACTTGGCAGAATCCTTGAGACGGCTCATGACTGAGAACATTGAAGCAATCTTTAGGGTGTGCGGAGCGATATGTGACTCGAAGTCCGACTTGCCCAACATCTTCTCGTAGATCTTTACTTCTTGATTTAGCTCAAGGCAGTAAGGAACGGAGATCTTCACGATGCGGTCCATGATGGCTTCGTTGGTGTGCTCAGACTTAAATCTGTTCCATTCAGCCTCGTTGCAGTGTGCTAGGATAACACCGTCGAAGTGAAGCATGTCGGACTTACCAGGAGATGGGACTCGCTTTTCCTGCGTTGCTGTGATGATGGTGTGGAGGAACTCAATCTCGTTCTTGAAGACCTCGACGAGTTCAACGATACCACGATTACCCACGTTGAATGCACCGTTAAGAGAAAGAGCTCTTGGATCATCTTCTGCGTACTTATCAAGTTTCGAGATGTCGACGGAGCCGATGAGAACGGAAACGTCTTGCGAGTTAGCATCCATTGGAGGAACAGAGGCTACGCCACGTCTGCCGCGCTGTGAGAAGGTAACTTCTTCAACCTCGAAGTCCTCGTACTTGCCAGCGTAATCGTTGAGAAGCTTGTGACGAGCGACAGGAGAAATGTCACCGTCAATTTTCACGTTGATAGCCGCTTCGATTGATGGGCGGAGCGAACGTGGGATGAGTTGTAGAGGTTCACCGCGGTGAGGATCGCCTTTGAGGGTGTAGTACTTCTTTCCTTCGAGAGCCTTTTTGATGTGCTCTGTTAGCGCAGACTTACCTGCGCCGACTGGACCCATGAGCAAGAGGACCTGACGAGATTCTTCACCCTTGTGAGCCGCGGAAGACAAGAAGCTCATGACCTTCTCGATGACTGTCTCCATTCCGAAGAACTCCCCCTCGAAGTACTTGTGAATCTTGATGTTCTCGCCGTCGAAAATCTTATTTTTTCTTGGATCAGAATCTGGCAGGACATAAGAACCATGTTCAGAAATTGCGTCGAAAAGTCTCTTGTGAGCAGACTTGACAACAGCTGGATCTTTCTCAACCATCTCGATGTAGTCCATCAAATTACCTGAGAATTTCTTGGTCTTGCTTGATTCTTCTCTTGCTGATTTAATCTGTTGTAGAAGTTGTTTCTTGATGCTCATAGTATTTATTGTACTTATTGTTAGGTGTTTGATTAATCAATTTCCCAAGGTTCTTCTTCTACAATAGTGTAGAATTTGACCGGTTTGCCCCAGAGGTGTTTGACGTGTTCAACCACCTCGTCAGCATGTTTTAATTCAAGATCACGTCCGTCATGCTCATGCCTTATCACTAACAGTCCGTCTTTCTTTAACTCATCAACATAAACGACGGGTATTGAACCCCCCGCTACATTTGCGATGAGGTCTTCTTTCACTTCCTTCCAGCCTTTTTCATCTGAAACGTCATCAACTGTGACACCTGATTTTTTCTTAGATGAATAGCTAAAAAGATTTAGATCAACGCAATCCTCTTCGGTTAGATACTGTCGTAAGAACGAAACATCGTAACAGACTTCGCGAGCCAAGAAGCACTCGTCAATTCCGTGTCGTTCTTTAATTTTTTGGAAAAGATGGAATCCAAGGTGGTAGGGATTAATGGAACCAATATGTGGGCGCACAACAGCGTTATGCATCTTGATGATGGGGATGTGAAGTTCTCCAGGAAGATCTAGTTCGTGACAGAGCGTATAGTGCCAGTACGAAGCCCAGCCCTCGTTCATGATCTTTGTCTGGATCTGTGGCCAAAAATATTGACCTTCTTCGCGACACACATGAATGATATCACGCTTCCATTCAGGAATGTCAGCATTGTCTTCTATGAATCCTAATAAGTCGTAGTCGGGTTCAAGTGGGTATGTGTCTAGATTGAAATCTTTGTATTTGCTTTCGTCTTTGTTGCTGTTGATTTCCTCAATATACTCAGCTTTAATTTCATCGTGTGATCTTCTGATTTGCCCGTATTTTGTCGTCTGAAATTGCAGGGCCTGACAGGCATCTAGTGTTCTCTCGACTTTTTCAATTCCAATGTGCTGATCTTCTACGTACTTTTGGATTCTCTTCTTTGCAGAACGTAAACGCTGGATCACGGATTCGGGACGCGTGTTCTTGAACATCCTGTTGTTCTTGAAGAAATCAGAGTGTCCGACGCAGTGCGCCATGATGAGAATCTGAAGATATAACGGATTCTCTCTCATAAGATACGCCAACGACGGATTGCTATTGATGATAAGCTCGTAGGGCAATCCTTCGGCACCGAGGTTGTAGCGATTCATTGTCTGTTCGAAAGACTTGCCGAAAGACCAGTGGGAATACATGGACGGCATGCCGTGATGTACCATTGCGCCGATCATCTCATGATAATCAACGACTTCGTAATCTAAGTCAAACCAGTCGAGATTATGATTTTTAGCTAACTCAATGATTCGTTCGTCCCAAGTCTTAAGATCTTCAAGCTTATAATCCATTATTGTGCCTCCACTGTGCCATTCATCAGATTCAAGAAGCTCGGCCAAACGTCCTCTTTCTTTTGAATTCTCACTTGCTTTAATTTATTGCCTTGAAGGGGCTTAAGAAGTGAGTATATCTTGTCAGGTGCTGTCGACCAATTAGCATCCGGTTCTATTTCGCAGTAGCCGTACAGTTGAATCGACGTGAGAAGCTTTCTTGCTTCATTTAGAAAATTCTCATTATCGTCAGAGAAGTTGTCTCCATCTGAACACTGGAAAAGGTAAACGTTCCACGAGTTGGGATGGAATCTCTTGCTCATGATGTCGGAGGCAAGCTTGAGCGCAGACGAGGCTCTAGTCCCGCCAGTTGATGCTTTTTCGAAGAAGTCTTTTTCTTCAACTTCTTGTGCTTCTGTGTCGTGAGAAATAAAGACGATCTCTATCGTCTCGTACTTGAGCCTGAGGAACTGATACAGGAGAAAGAAGAAAGATCTCGCTAAAAACTTCTTATCCTGTGACATGGACCCCGACACATCCATGACAAAGAAGATGACTGCATTCGTGCACGGCTTCTTTGTAATCTTATAATGTCTGTACTTCAGATCGTCTTCGTGAAAGGGAAAGCTGTCATCTTCAGAATTTTCATGATCAAAGCCTGCCGCCTTCATCCTTTTGATCCTAGCAATTGCAGATTTTTTGCGATCAAGTCGAGGTATGATACCCTCAGTTCTATAGCCTTTTCTCTTCAATTTTTCTGTGTCAATATTGCTTAATTGACGCTTCTGCAATTCAGGAAGTTGCAGTTCTGAGAAGAGGTATTCAGCGAGTTCTTCATGCGTAATCTCTACGTCGTAGTATTCTTCACCTTTGTCACCGCTTGCTTTGTTTGGTTGACCCTGTCCTTCGGGCGGAGGATCACCAATCTTCTGACCTCTCTTGACGTCTTTTCCTGGTGCTGATCCTACTTGTTTACCGTTGCTGCCGTAAACAAATCTGTACTCTTTTATTCCTCTGACTGGAATGCGGTACTTTTGCTTACCATCCTTGCCGATGATGCTTTCATCGGCGACAATGTGGTGAATTCCCTCGCGTATCGCCTTTTCGATCTTCTGCTTGTGTCGACGCCGATCTGATGCAGTTCGATCTGCGACAGTTTTGTGTTCTCGAAAAATACTCATGAGTTAGTGTTCTGATTATAAGTAATCGTCTAAACTTTGATTATCTTTTGTTTTTTGAAAGTCAACAATTACTAGGTTGCAAATATCAGACTGAATGTGTTACAGTTAGATTATTAATAGAAAGGCGGGTATTCCAATCCCAGAAGGTCCAGAGCTTAAACATTCACGTGATAGACTTAGAGAGGTCTTGCTTGATAAAAAAATCACAAGATTGATGACCGCTGAAACGGGTCGCTACAAAACAAAGCAACCCGATGGCATGTCAGAAATCATTGAAGATTTGCCTCTCAAGGTCACTTCAATTGACACAAAGGGCAAGTTCATGTGGTGGACTTTGTCAGGAAAAAATAAATTTTGGTACATGTGGTGTACATACGGCATGTCAGGTCAGTGGTCGCGTGCAGCAGGCAAACACGTTGGTTTCATTGTAGAATTCAATGATTCAGGCGCACTCATCACCAGAGATCAGCAGAAGATGTTCTTTAATGACACTAGACGGTTCGGTACAATTAAATTCGTCTGCGATCAAGATCAACATGATAAGAAGTTGAACTCACTAGGCCCAGATGTACTGGAAGACCCGCCAGTTGACCCAGAATTATTCGCAAAAAGAATTCTACATAAACCTAATCGCACAATAGCAGAAGCTCTCATGGACCAATCTTGTGTCTCTGGCGTAGGAAATTATCTCCGTTCGGAAATTTTGTATGATTGTAAAGTTGATCCCTGGCGGTGTGTAACTGATATTACTAGCGAAGAATTCGTGAAGCTGTGTGAGGCAACAATAAGAATCGCAAAGAAATCCTACAAATCACAGGGAGCGACCATCAAAACGTATCGAAATATTGATGGATCTGAAGGGACCACGCAATTTAATTTTAAGGCATACGGTCGCAGGCTGTGCCCGTCAGGTCACGTGATTGCTCGGAAGAAAGATAGAAATGGAAGGATGATGCATTGGTGTACTTTGTGTCAAAAGTAAGTTACATGAAGCCTGGACTCCTATATTTAGGAGTATGATCATATACTCATGCTTTAATACAAACACGGGCAAACACTACATCGGGCAAACCAAGTTCACTGTATTCGAGAGGTTCCGCGGGCATCTCAAAGATGCCAGAATGCAAAAATCGTATAGAAAAGGAAGTAAGTTTCACTCAGCATTAAGAAAGTACGGGAAAGACGCGTTCATTATTACTGTTCTCACCACATGTAATACCCAAGAGGAAACAGATTTGGCTGAGCAGTACTGGATATCGTACTTCAACTCAACGGATGATGATTTCGGATACAACACTGCGATTGGTGGATTAACACACTTTGGCCCCAAGAATCATTCCGAGGAAACTAAGGCAAAGATGAGGGCAACAAAACTCGGCAAGAAATTTACAGAAGAGCACAAACGAAGAATAAGTGAATCCAACAAGGGAAAGCACAATCACTCAAAAGAAAATCATCCGCTTTGGGGTAAAAAACACTCTGAAGAAACTAAGCAAAAGATTGCTGATGCAAACAGAATAAAAAGCTCAGGTGAAAACAATGCACGATGGGGAGCAATAGTTTCTGATGAAACTCGAAGAAAAATATCCGAGGCAAACAAAGGGATGTTCTTGGGATCTAAATCTCCCTCTGCGAAATTAAATGAAGATAAAGTTGTAGAAATTCTCATGTACTCTTTATCTCATTCAGAAAAAGATACATGCGATACCTTTTCGAAAAAATTTGATGTATCACAGCAACTCATAAAAAGTGTGGTAAGAAGAAAATCGTGGAAACATGTTGAAATTAAATAGTGACGGACGGTTTTTGTCACAAGACGACGAGAGAAGAAACAGAAGACCGACGTACATCCTGGTGGTGTGAAACTTGTCAAAATTAAACTAACTTGTCAATTTATGCTATATTTAAATTTGATGACTCAAGGTCGTTATGAAGACTGACATGGCAACAAGAAGTAGCTCAGCTGGCTGGAAGATCGGTGAAAGATCTACAGAATTTCAGCTACACAAGTCTCAGCTTCCTGCGTCTAATGTCAAAAAGGTCTTGGACTACACCGAACACAGGCTGAGAATTTTTCTCCAAAGAATCTTAGACCCTCAGCAAAAACAAACACTCAATGAAGTCATTAAAAAATATTGCAAGGGCGAGGTTGCAGTTGCTTGGAAAGCTGGAAAACCTGTCTGGATTAATGTGACGAAAGATTGACGTAATTTATACAGTTTGATCATTTGACTTAAAATTCAAAGCTATGTACGTCAATAATGATCAACCGAAAACAACTAAAGTTGTATTTTCATCCGAAGCGCGCAAGTCACTTTTTCAAGGAATGCAAACAGTTGCTCGTGCAGTTGGAAGCACTTTAGGACCGCGCGGTAAGACTGTTCTTATACAACAAAGCTCAAATTCTCAACCAATTATTACAAAAGACGGAGTTACAGTTAGCAAGTCTATAAATCTAAAGACTCCGATTGAGAGAATGGGAGCCCAGCTCATAAGAGAAGCAGCGTCACAGACTAATGAAATTGCAGGTGACGGCACTACAACCGCAACCGTTCTCACTTTCTCCATGGTGAAATCCGGACTTAAATTGTTGGAGGCGGGCTATGACGCTAAAGCACTTTGTTCGGGCATCACCAGCGCATCAGAAGCTGTTTCTTGTTTGTTAAAAGAAAGTGCAAAGCAATTGACAACCGTCGAAGAGATTGCTCAGATCGGAACAATCAGCGCAAACGGCGACAAATCAATAGGTCATCTCATTGCTGACGCAATGACAAAAGTGGGCCATGATGGGATCATAACAGTTGAAGAGGCTAAGAGTATGCAAACTCAGCTTGACGTAGTTGAAGGCATGCAAATTGACAGAGGATATCTCAGTCCATATTTTGTTACCAACAATGAGAAAATGCACGCTGCTTATTCTGATGCTAAAGTTCTATTAGTTGATCAAAAACTTAATAGCATGAGAGAAATGCTGCCACTTCTTGAAAAAGTTTTGCAATCAAAAGTTCCTTTATTAGTAATTGCTGACGAAGTTGAGGGTGAAGCTTTGCAGGGCTTAGTTGTTAACAGAATTAATGCACATTTACCTGTTGTTGCGATTAAAGCACCTGGTTATGGCAAAAGCAGGGAAGAATTCATGCGAGACATCGCGGTAATGACTGGTGCGAAAATTGTGTCGCCTTCAACTGGTCTATCCATGAGCAAGACAACTATGTCCGACTTGGGATCTCTCAAGAGTCTGCTTGTTGATGCAAAATCTACTACTATGGTTGGCACAGGCGCAACAAAACAGTCTATTAATGCGCACGTTGAAGAACTTAAAATTCAATTGAGAGACATCACGCTTACACAGGAAGAAGCTGAAAGACTCAGACTTCGAGTAGCTAGATTATCTTCCGGTGTGGCTATTATCAAAGTAGGTGGAGCAACTGAGCTTGAGATCATTGAGACTAAGTACAGAATTGAAGATGCATTAAATGCAACCCGCGCTGCCGTTGATGAAGGAATCGTTCCAGGCGGAGGGATGGCGCTGTTTGAAATTTGGAGAAAACTCTCCAGTGACAAAGATTCTGGTTGGGCTCAATTTGGCACGGGTGGATCAATTGTTGCTGATGCTTGCTTAGCTCCCATTCAAAAGATTTCTGAAAATGCCGAGAAGAGTTACGAAGTTATTATTAGCGATCTTATGCGTCAGAAAAAAGAAGACAATTGTCCAGAGATTGGATACAACGCAGCATCTGAAGAGTACGTCAATATGATTGAAACAGGAATAATCGATCCTGTTAAAGTAACAAGAACGGCTCTCAGAAATGCCGCCTCAGTTGCGTGTACATTTCTCTCTCTTGATGCAGTAATTGTCGAAGAAGATGATGAACAAGAATAATTTATGATATGAATCTTGGCACGCTAGTCGCCAAAAAAATGAGATGGTCGATAACTTCATCACAAGTAGGCGTTATAATTGACAAATCCAATAAAAAAGATTGTTGGGTTGTACTCTGGACACAAAATGGTGAATATAGAATACAAGAACACTTAGAATATGCTTTAATTGATTTGGAGGCTTATTCAGAAAGAGATTTGAAAGTTAGAAAATGCACATCGATGTAGGAGACCTAGTCACTGTTCGACATCACAGTGACCCTGAAAAATTGCTAGGAATTGTTGTCAAAAAGACTATTTCTAATGAAGGAATAGAAAAGTCTGGACATTCTAGGCACATTGCAGGCTCATATTTGCCAGTTTTCTACGTATGTTCTATTGATGGTAATTTTCAAGGACCATTTTTAAGGTCAGAGCTTTCTTTGCAACAAACTTTTACACCATGAACGCAATTTATTTGGATAGTCTTGAAATAAAGATTCCAAGCTATTTGACATGCTTGTCTCAAGAACGCATTAATGCTCTGCTAAAACTCGATGATCTTAATGATAGAATTATAGCTTCTGGTGTTGATCCAAAAGACGGAAAAGTTGTCCTTATCTTGGCATCAGGAATTATAATGTTATTTGACGGTGATAGCTATTACATTCCAAGAGGACGTTACATTCCAAACCCAGATGGTAAAACCGTATTTCTTTCTAATGAAAATGGCCGGTGGCCTGGCACTGTTGAGGGATTTAACGTTGAATCAGCATGGATTATTGCAAAAAGTGTCAGTGCATTAAAGAACTCTGAACTTTTTGTCAATGATAAATCTTTTGGAACATTTGAAATTTAAAACAAACACATACTGAAAGGATACAATAAAACGCAGATGGACGCAAGAAACGATAGTGAAAATTTTGACACTTATGATTCAGGTGAAGTTAGAAGATCTCGAAGTAAGAATAAAAATAAGAGACATACTTCAGTACGCAAAGATGAGAGAGATGATAGACTTGTTCTGAACGGCGTTGTTGAAGAAGCATTGCCCGGAACTTGGTTTAATATCAAAATAAATAATGGAGATGTAACCGTCTTAGCAACTCTCAGCGGTAAAATGAGACAAAATCATATTCAGATTTTGCCGGGTGACAAGGTAACAGTTGAAGTTTCTCCGTATGACACATCTCGCGGTAGAATTACAAGAAGAAATTAACAGAAGGTGATTTATGCACGAATGGACAATGGAACATCCTTATTTAACGTTTACTCTTGCTTTTTTTTGGATAATCATGCTGAACAACATCATAATGGGCTTGATAAGATCTCCTGAAAAGTCTGAGAATGAAACTAAGACCAAGAAGTCTTCCTTGCTTAATGACGACTCTGAGAAAAATTGACTAGTTTGTTTAAAAGTCTGACTCTTAGGTATCATAGATGATTTAAATAATGATACTTAAGTAAGTCAGAATGATTAACAAAATAGTCGATAATATTCACAGAGTACATTCTCGCTTAAGAGAAAAGAATAAGTCAAAAAGACGATCCCCTGACTGGGATAAAGTGCGAGATGCTCATCTCTCATTGCACCCATTGTGTGCTGCATGTGGTGGGTCTGAAGAGCTTCAGGTTCACCACATTATTCCTTTTCACGTTGAAGCTTCGATGGAACTTGAGCCTTCAAATTTGGTGACTCTATGTATGGGTCGTTTAAATTGTCACCTACATGTTGGTCATGGAGGATCATTTCGATTTTATAATCCTAGCGTTCTTAAAGATGCCTTAGTGGCATCTGCGTCTTTTTTTAAACGACGTGATAGACTAATTGCTGAGATAAAGAAAAATCGTCTAAGAGACTAATTGTCAAGCTCGTCTAACGAATCTTCGTCAATTTCATCTATCTCTGCTGTTGTTTCAGCGGGCGATGAAGGTGGCGGGGGTGGATTCATTCCAATATAAGCTGCTGCATCATCGGGTCTATAATTCCCGCCTGTTGCCTTGTCGCCAGGAGACTTGTACCAATAACCGTAGATGTCAACTCCGCGTTCAATATTATAATTATCATACGGAGCGCCCGCTGATGTAGGATCTGTTGTGACACCAGGGCCTGCAGAGTCTGTTTGTTTGATCGACCTTTGACCACGTTTAGCTTCTAGAATTAGCCTGATGTATGTACGTAGAGAATTATTCTGATTATTTCTCATGTCAGCATCCGCACGGTCGACCGTAACCGCCCCCGAATTCTTCTATGTCTTCTTCGGTCTCACTCATACTTTTATCATCTTCGTCTTCGGGCCGAGTAGTTGCTAGAGGACTCATGCTCCATACTGCATCTAAGTTTCCCTCATTCATAGACTCATTAATGAGAAGACGGATTGTAGTCCTAAGAATTTTTAAAGAATTCAT